TTTCGGGTAGCGGTTGAGGCGGCGAGAGAATTTCATCAGGCTTGCGCTCCGGATGCGCTAAGACTAGCTCTGCTGAGTCATATTGTAGAAACACTCAAGAATAAAGGAGAAGTAATCACAACTCAAACCAGAACAGTGCAGCGAACAGTTCAACGGGATGGAAGGAATCAAGTAATATTTGTTGCTGAGGTCGAGACTTCAACGGAGGTCTCGGAAGTTAGAGGCATTCCTCGATGGATTGCTGACAAGGTAATGGCTAATGCACCAGCATTGGGCGAAGCGATCGCTAAGGTCATCGGAGCGGGTTATGATGTGGCAGAACCGGGTGATTCTGAGTATTTACTTCCACCAGTAAATGCCAATAGAAACTAATGCAATCATTAAATGTACGGGATGCGCTACAGTTCGGAGCTGACATTGTTACCCCTAAGATGCGATCACGGATCGCATCCAAGGGCGCAAAGTTTACCGACTACGCCTATCGCCCCGTCGAGTTTGCATATGAGGTGCTAGGGATTAGATATTTAACTAACGATGCAAAAAGAATATTGCAAAGTATTTGTGACAATAAGGTTACAAATGTTCAGGCGTCTCACGGTATTGGTAAATCACATTTAGCAGGAGCGATTTTAATCCCTTATTGGGTGTTCGCAATGCAAGGACTTTGTATTACTACAGCACCGACAGAAAGACAGGTTAAGCAAATTTTATGGTCAGAAGCGCGCAAGTCTTACGGCGCAAACAAAAGTAAATTAGGTGGACGCGCTGGGGAGCTGTTTATTAATTTAAATGAAGAGGCGCGAGCATTTGGCTTCACGGCACGGTCAACTGATAGTAATGGATTCCAAGGGGTACACGCTGATCGTCTGTTGCTGATCGAGGATGAGGCGTGCGGGATCAGCCAAGATATTGACGAGGGTGCTGAATCATGCCTTGTGGGAAGTAACAACCGGATGCTACGTATAGGTAATCCCTTGGCGGATGGCACGCCCTTTGCAAAAGCCTGCAAGCGATCGCATATTAAAATCCCAGCATGGCAGCATCCTAATGTTGCTTGGGCTTATAGGATAGATGCAGACGGAATTCATCGTATTAAAGAAGAATTGCGCCCCTACTTGTTTGATAGAGATAGCAACATATTAGATAGAGAGCGATGGGGGCAACCCGCGATCGCTGCAATGCAAGCCTACCTTAAATCAGTAGGAGCAATTGAAATCAAGGGGGCAATTTCTGTTGAATGGATTGAAGAAAAGCGCGAAAAATATCACGAGAATTCAGCGTTCTGGGAATCTCGAATAGAAGCGCGGTTCCCTTTAGATGCTGGTCAATCTATTATCCCGCGTCGCTATTTCTTAATGGCGCGTGTAGCCTTTGATTCTGTCGATGCCAAGCGGTGGGGGCAAAAATTATCAAATTACCCTCCACGCTATGGGTTAGATGTTGGGGATGGTGGAGATCCGCACGCGATCGCTCGTTGGCAAGGCTCTGTTCTGTGGTCAGTTCGTTCCCAAGCAACTTTAGGAGATGAACTGGATTCAGGACGCGCAGCGGCGCTAGTAACCAGCGAGATTAAGTCGTTTGGAAATGGCGCGATCGCCGTAGACAATGTAGGAGTGGGCGCGGGCGCACTGGATCATCTTAAGCGTCAAGGGTTGACCGCTAAGGGGTTTCGATGGGGAAGCGCCCCAATTAATACAGAGCGTTTTGCTAACCTCAAAGCTGAACAGTTCTGGATACTAAGGGAAGCGTTAGAAAAAGGAGAATTAGCGATCGCTCCTCTCGGAGAATACGAGGATGAATTGATGGAAGATTGGGCGAATACTTATTATGAAGAATTGCCTAACGGAAAAATAAAGATTGAGGATAAACGCATAACTCGTAAGCGTTTAGGTAGAAGCCCTAATCTGGGCGACGCCACTGTTTATGCCTTTAATTCCAAGAGTGGTCAACCTCGCGCTCCCATGACGTCCACTTATTAACAGTAGTCTAATATTAGACTTACTCATCATCACCTAAGTCTAATATTTGCAGGAACGGATATATTACTAGTAATACCAGTAGTATTGCTGCAAGAGAAGTAATAAGTAACATCATTAACTTAATTGGATTGATATATTACTTTTCATTAAGAAGTTTGTATAACAGGATAAAGATGAAAATAGGTAAATTTGTTAAGTGGGATAGCCCAGTAGGGAATGCTTGGGGAAGAATCGAAAAAATCGATTCGGGGACTATTAGTGTTCGTGTATGGCGATCGCATAAAGAGAGCGATGCCATAGTGCATTTACCGATTGATTATGTAGAGGAAGATGATAGTTATGAGGCAGAAATTGCCTCCCTTTATCCTCGGATGCCATCTGATGAAGAACTTGAATTGATCAGGCAGTATACTCCTGATATTCGCCCTGAAGAATTGGTGGTCTATACGATTACCGCAGCTAATAATTTAGTAAATCGTTCCGGCTGGAAATTCGATAAACGGGGGCTAGAAGAACTAGCAATGCTTGCTATTGGGGTGCGATCGCGTGGTCTTCCGTTGCCAGTGGAAACCGATCACGACTGGGAGCAAGTCAGCAAAACAGCTGGTTTTGTTTTTGATGCAACTGTTGTCGTAGAAAGCGCAGTCGATGACATTCTATGGCAAGCTGGCAATAATGCAATAAACAAGGAAGTCGCGACTAAGGAGGGATTGATCAATCTGGATTTTAAGGCCGCGTTTCCTAGGTACTCTGAAACAGCAGATGCAATTAGATTAGGATGCAGAGGCTTTGTATCACTTGGTCGTTTTATCGCGACTGATTTAGTTTGCCCATTGGACGGCAAAAGTTTTTATGATCCTAGCTGTCCCTATCTTCCCCCTGACCCTCACTGGGGTTACAATCCTGGCATGAAATTTGAGGCGGATGATGGCACTGTTTACGAGGTTGCACCCTATTCTATTTACGCAGGCTTGATTGACTTGGGTGAGTTATCTTTTGTGACCATTCCCAAGTTATTGGGAGTAGGGGTTAAGCGTTTATAGCTTTGCTGTTAATCATGAGTCTAATATTAGACCCATAGCTATTGTTTGTTTGGTTTTTGCTATTACTGAATGATTGCTGTTAATTTTATGCATTTAATTAAAGGCTAAAATAAACAGCAATTGAATTATGGCAAAAACTGTGAATCCAAGGAAGGAGATAAAGCGGATTGAGGCGTCTGCAAGCAATGATGATTCTCATGCACAAGTGACAAAAGCCTTGTACGGCAAAAAGCTGTTAGGTAATGCAAGCGTAGCCGCTGATGATGTACCACCTGAGCAGCCCATTATTGCCCCTAAGCCTTCCGATAAGCCACCCAAAATAACAGGAAGTGCCTCAGAAGGTGCGGCTACCTCTCCTGATAGTGCGGCGAATAGTCCAAAACCCTCGCTATCTCTTGAGAGTATTGATGAAGATATACTTATTGCGATCGCTAGTGGGCAACGGCGTCAAGTCGAAGCTGAATACAGCGCAACTATAAAAGACTTGCGTGATCAAATTGCTCATGTGCAGAGTGAATTGGATCAGCAGAAAGAAGAGAAAGCCAGGATTGAGCAACAGTCTAAGGACGCGATCGCCGCCAATGAGCGGAAGCTGCGATTAATTCAAGCAGCTAGTTCTAGCATGGGATTTGGGGATTACATTCCTGGATTGATTGATTCAACCTCTAATGCGTCATCCTCTTATATCGCCCCCTCTTCGTTGCGGGGTGGGATTAGCGATCGGGATGCAGTACGCGAATTTACCCGTATTTGTGATGACTCTACAGCAACCCCTCGCGCAATGGTGGCCAGCCCTCGTGGTTCTGTGGAAGTCCAAATCGATACGCGCCATTTGGATGAGTTTGCACTTGAGAATCAAGCGGCATTGCGTAAAGGATGGGAAAAATACGCAAAGGATAAACTAGGGTTGTTGCGTGGCTCGACAGTTTCAATTGTGGAATCCGCTGCGCCTACAGGGTTTAGTAATATCCCCCCTGCATTTCTGACGTTTCTTTCTACAGAGATGCGGTTAACGCATATGAAGCGGTTTGTGCTATGGCAGTTTTGCAACAACCGCGTCAATGTTGGTGTTCCGCCTGGTCAAACGGCATCTATTCCTCGTGTACTTTTACTAGAAGAGGGCGACGTCCCTTCTGACTGGCACTTAATGCCAGGGGTGCCGCTAACCGATCAGCGTCAGCCATTGAATGCAACATCAGAACCTATCTTCATTCGCGAAAATGGCGTAGGCAAGGATGGCAAGGTTCGCCCCGTTGCCATCCCTGAATTTCTGACTGCATACTCCCTGATTGATCTGTTGCGAGTATTGCGTGAGCGCCTGCGTTATAACTATGAATACTTTGAAGATCTAAGTATCAGCAATCTTTGGTTTCAAAGCACGATTACGGCTTATAACAATGGCGGCAATTTAGTGCTAACCCCCGCAGCTGTAACCGCTGGCGGGGAGGGACAAATGTCACTGAATTTCCTGGGTTCACTAGCTGCATACATGGCGGATGAGTTGCGTATCCCCCCTTATGACGAGTGCTATGGATTAGTCCTTAACACTACTCAGTTAGAGCAACTACTGCGCGATCCAAAGCTTGATCAGCGCTGGTATGAAGGTTCCCCCGTGACGGAGCTAACTAACTACCTGGCAATGGAAACAGGTCAGCAAATTGGCAGGGTGAGTGGTTATGTCGGGATGCTTGCAAATTTCCACATTTTCCGACAAAACACATTTGGGGTAGGCAATCCAGGCTCACTTGGTGTTCAGGCTGAGACATTGGGGGGAACTGCGGTAACCACTCAAACTGCTTTTGCTTTTGGCATGGGCACGATAGGTAGAGCGCAAGCTTTGCCCTTTACAATTCGAGAAATTATTGTCAACGACCAACGATCGCGTGATTTCTATTGGCTATCTCATGAAGGCTTTGGTGCTTTGGATGTTGATCCAGCCCTGAGTCCTGGACAGCAAGCTAGGGTGGTGCAAGTCCGTACATCTAAAACCCCTGTCTAAGGAGTAAAGAAAAACAGTGAGGAAGGATAAGGTGGAAAACCAGCCTGGGCTAGACACCACCAAAAAAGACAAGCCGATCGCCGAGCAACCCGCTCATGTTACGTTGACTGCGACTCCTGATCCAGTAAAATTGCAAGCGGCTAGCGCAGTAGAAGAGGTTGTTACGGTATCCTTGACGCCTAATGATGCCCCTCCACCCCCACCTCAGATTGACGTAACTCCGGGGGATTATAGCTTTCAAGTCATAGAGAATATCTATTATTGCAAAGCCTGCGGACAATCACGGCATACTGACCCGATCGCACAGAAAGATTTGTGCCCAGTTGAAGATACGAAATGTCCTAGAAACACATGATTCTAACTCTTGACGATAAGCCTATATTTTTTCCTTCTATTGATTTAGAAGAGAGTACATTATTGGGCTATCTTGTCAGAGCGCAAGCGATCGCAGAGTCAAGCCAAGGGGCGAATCGCCCACTAGAACTTCGACAACACATTTCTAATTTAGAGATTCCAGCTAGTTTATTCTTCCTGGACAATACCCCAATCTCCCTCGATCCACTGCCAATTATTGAACAAAAAATCTCCCAAAATCCGTACCCCCATACTTTTGGGTATCAAGCGCCAAGCTTTTATCATCGCTCCCTATATAATCGGTTAAGCCCGTTAGCCTATCGAGCAATAATTCCTGTTTATCCTCAAGATATTGCTCCCATCGATCAAACATTTGGACTAAATTGGCAATTAATCGATCCAGTCCAATATTGGATTGAGTCAGCGTCAGGGAGGGTCGAGTTACGGCATTGGGCGATCGCCTCTAGCTTGCGAATCACTTATTACGGCGGCTACGATTTTTCAATTAACACGCCTGATGTTTTAGCAATCAAATCTGCCGTTGCCGCAATATTGAAGTATTTGCTTTTTTCGGATGGATTGATTAATTTTGTACAAGGCAGTAATACATCGACGCCCGGTAATTTGCTAGGGGGGTTGCCCATTGAGATTGATGTTGTTGATGACATCAAAGTCAAATATGCAAACGTGATCGATAGCTCGGGGGGCGTTGGATTAATTAATAAAGGATTTGAAAATGCATTGATGTTCCTTTCTTCTTTCAGGAAACGGCGGGTTTATGGCCATTAATTCCGTCCCTCGAATTGATACTTACGCTCTTTATTCTCGATTGACTAATGCAAGAGCAACAGGGCGTATCAGGTTAATCGAATTTCCTGAAGTTGTCAATAGAAACCCTTATGAAATTCCAATTCCTTCACGGCCTCAAGTAGTACTAGATGCTCCCTGCGCAGCTATTAAGCTACTAGATGCAGGCAAAGGAGGCGATCGCCCTGTATCTGGCTACACAGAAGCCAAGGTGTATCGATGTATGATTAATCGCCTTTCTAGCCCAGATATACTTCGCATTGGTTTATTTGCTGTCATTAATTGGCAAGAATCGATCATTAAAGGAGTATTGGACAGAATTGATCCAAAAGGAGTTAGTGAGCGCTTTCACTTGTTTATTGATGCAGCTCAAAACGTTCCCTTTGATCCAGTAAATCTAGGTGGGTAGGCACCAGTCTAATATTAGACAAATTAAGGAGTAACAATGCAATTACCGATCAATATTTCAACCTTGAAAGGCACGGAAGTAAAGCGTACAACACTTGCGCTAGGAGAACGATACACATTTGCCAATAGTGCCTCTACAGTGCTTGTGGTTGATCATCTTGATCCAGCTTCACCAGAAGGGAATGCCCATATCAACTTTGTAACCCCCGCAAAAGCGTCAAGCAACTATGAGATAGAAGATCCTGTTGAGGCGATCGCCCCTGGTGAGACTAGGGTGTTTGGGGCGCTTCCTTCTACGACTTTCAGTGGCACTGTTGAATTTACTGCATTGGGGACTGACGTGTCGGCTAATTTGGTGCAAGCTTATGTGTTGGAGGTAAGAACCTATGGTTAAACAGGGAGTGATTATTGATGGGCGATCGCTAGACAAATTCCTTAATTCACTAGCGCAAGATTACCAGAAAGCCTGCGCTAATACCGTCCCTTTAATTCAAGAATTGACCCCTGTAGATACTAAGCGGTTATACAACTCAACGAGAGCCGAAACTGTTGTTTTATCAGGCAATATTGTCCAGTGTGACTTTGTTGCTGGTGGTGTTAGCTTACCGGGTGAATTAAGGGAGCAGGGTATTGAGAGAGACGTGAATTATGCGTATTGGGTAGAAATCAGAAACCCATATATTCGCCCAAATCTGCCTTCTATTGGCAGAGAGTTAATCATTCAATTGCAGCGCATTAGGGCGGCGCGTAAGGTTGGCAAGCAGGGCAATGTGTGATGATTAGAACGCCTCCATCAACAGTTGAATTGAAACGGGTTTTGTGGGGTTGCCTGCGATCGCATCTTGATGAGTTTATCGAACTAACAAATACTCACCCACGAACACTTGATGACATCCTTCTGAAGGGCGGACGGGTTGTTATTACTGAGATCGATAATCGAACAATTCAACGTCAATTGACTACACAAGTTGCGTCCTCCCCCGCGTTGCAATTTGCAACTTACCATCAAAACGAGGCGATCGCGGGGCAATTAATGGAAGAAGTGGATTCAATTGTTAAGTTGAAATGTTGCTGCCTGCGGATGAATGGACAACGACTTGATCATGTACAACGTCGCCAATGGTTGCCTGTCCGTTTTGTTGATCAGGTAGCTCTTTACGTAAGTGCGTGCGTATTTGAGTTTTTCTTGCAAACGTGTATTAGCTGTTATCGAGAGGAATAAAAATAAATGGCAAGAAATTTATTTACCGGGCCCGCGTATATTTATTTGCATTGGGGCACGGAACGGGAAATCGTTCTTACTCCGGATGACCAAATGGGCGCGGGAACTATTACGGATACTGAAGAGTTTACTGAGCAGATGACGCAATCGTCTACCGCCCCTGCGGACAAGATTGTGTCTGGGTATCGCTGGCAGTTTTCTTTCAGCCTTGCGCGGGTTTGGGGTGGAGATAGCCTTGATATCATTGATTTGGTTTATCATGGTGCACAACTACGGGTTGATCCGGAAGATGAATCGCGCAAAGCGTTAGGTTTCTATGATCGCGCCGGATGTCCAGTTGATAAATTTCCAATCTTGGTAAAAGCGGCAAGTTGTGACGGCCCGACACGGCATCCTGATTTATGGTGGTATTCTCCATATGCTGGGCTGTCAACTCAGGATGCGACGTTCACTTTCTCAAATACTGACCAGACGTCAATCGGGATTATGATTGACGCATTCCCGCCCCCCGCAGAATTGTCATTGCCTAAGATAATTAGAGGGGATTACACGTTATTTGGAGTAGGAGCACGCGATGACTAAGAAAGTACTGAATGGCGATGAATTGTTTGAAATTTGTTTGCGATTGCAAGACCCGATCGCTGTCATCACTATCGGCGATCGCTCGTTCGATGTCTACGACACAAGTGTGTTAGGTAGTGCATCTCAAGAATTGCTGGCTAAATCACAGAGTAAACTGCAAGCATTCTTCGAGCCAATCATCAAGCTCAATCAAAGACAGGATGCAGGGGAGCGGGTAACCGATAAAGATTATGAGCAGAGCGCTTTAACTGTCTTGAAACAAGACAGAGAAATGCTAGACGCTAACATTGCCTACATTGCTGCACATATTGAGGTTGCCCCTAGTGAACTAGTTGAATTAGTGGAACAAAAGCTTGCTGTGTTTAAAGAACAAGTCAGTAAGTTGGTGATTGATGAAAGCGAGCAAATCAAGCGCGTGAATCTTCAGCGGATTACCTTCTACGCAAAGTTATCTTTAATGATTCGCCAGGAGATACAACGCGCTCAGGATGCAGTCACTACAGCGATCGCCTCGTTAAAACCTGAGAAATCTATTGCACTATTGGCATCTAGTAGCGATTCTATTGCTGAGGCACATACACTTAATAACGGCTTGCCTAACAAAAAGAAGGATAAAATTGCTACTTAATAATGAGGATTAGTGAGGAATTTTTAGAAAAAATAATATTCGATGAACTCGAAAGCAGTGCTAGCTTTATATTGGGCTCCCATTGTTTTCAATTGTTTCATCCATTGACACTGCCAAAACGCCATTATCTCAAGCTTCAATTAGCGCAAGCTAAACTTGCCGATAATGGCTTTTCTTATGATACAGCGATCGCTTATATCGCCTCTGCCTGCAAAGAAGATGCTTGTTTGCTGAGAAGCTTGATTGATCAGAAGCACAGCAATGATCGAGGTAAGCGGATTTGGTTAACCATGATAACTAACTCGATCCGGGAAACGATTAGTTGTCTCCCTGTTTTTTACGAACCTTCTGGTAAGTCCGATGCTCGGCAAACTCTGAAGAAAGGGCAGGCAACGATTGAAGCGATAAAGCATTTTAGGGAGGTGCTCGATGAGGCACTGCCCACTCTATTGAAAATGTATGGACTCTCAAGAGCGATCGCTCTTGAATTACCATCGTGGGAATTTGATTTGCTAACTGAGCACGTATTGCGAACCCGTGCCAGGAATTCATTAGATCACTTTCATATGTCTGCTATGGCATTTGGTGGCAAGGCTGATGACGTCAAGCAAACAATTTCTAATTTACAAAAACAGGCTGGTTATAGTACCGACGATAAACCAAGGCGAGTAAGCTTGCCGACTGAAGAGGAATTGGCGATCATTGCCCAAAAGGTACGAATGATGGATAGGCGAGGAGTCCATTATTAATTCCAAGTTGTCTAATATTAGACTAAATAGGCAACCTGTCTAATATTAGACAGGTAATTATGGAGAATTACCATGGATTACATTGCGTCTATTGGAATTGGGACAGGCTTAGATCTCTCTGGATTTTATGCGGGATTAGAGCAGATAAAGAGGGTAAAACTCCCGATCATCCATGTTGTGCCGACTGTTGATCATACGGCTTTATATAAGCTAAATGAGCACATTGATGAAAAAGTGGTTCATGTTGCACGAGTTAACGCACATTTTAAAAGAAATCCCATAAAAGTATATACCGATATCGCTGAGTTAATTAAGTTAAAAGCAACAGTTACTGATATCAATAATTGGATGGCATCTAATCCAATTAAGGTAAAAGCTGTTGTACAAAAAATAGATGAAGCTGCGCTGCGATCGCAGATAAATGAGTTATCTAGCAAGTTAGAGGCATCAGTTAAAGTTAAGGCTACTGTAGATAAAAGTGAAACACAAAAATTAAATGTAGCGCTTGAATCTGGGATTAAAGAAGCGTTTAAAGATTCAGCAGTAGTATTAAAAAATTCGATCGAGAAAGCTAATAGTAAAAAAACGAGCGATCGCGGATTACTGAGTGGAGTAGCTAGCACAATAACAGCTCCCATAAAGGAAGTTGTGTCTGGCGTTTTTACTTCTATAGGGTTTCCGTTAGGGGAAAAAATAGGCATTGGAATTACTAAAAATTTAGAGCGAAAGCTAAATACTTCGTTTATTAAAGTTGGGGAAAAGATAGAGGATTATTCGTCCACCAAGGTACAGCGAATTACTCAGGCAAGCCTAGGAACACTTGGGTTAACAACTGAGCAGATTAAGAATGACGCGATCGCCTTTGCCAAGGCATTTGATAAAGCAACAGACCCCGAACCAATCGAAAAAGCCGCCAAAAAAGCAGAGGCGTTATTAGTAGAATTACTAGAAAATATTTTTGTCTTTAAAGATGTAAGAAAAGCCAAGGAAGCGGCAAAGCGAGAGGCTCAGAATGTCGCAAAAGCGGCTAGTGAGTTGGCTCAAAATGAAGCCATTAGACCGTATGTAGGTGCGGGCTTAAAAGTTGGGGCATATCCATTCAAAATAAGGCGAAGTGTCAAAGCCCAAGATCTGGCAATGCAAGCTGAAAAGCTTGCACAGAATATTGAGGTTGCACCAGCAAGTAAAGTAGGAGATGCGCCGACAATTACGATCGCGATCGCGGGCAAAAATAATGTTCAAGGAGCTGGATCGGCGGTAATTGCCCCTGAATTTCAGGCATTGATGGGCAAAAAAACGCATGTTGTGCCCGTCGCCAATCCTTACACGGACTCAGGATTGGCGGGCCTAGATGACTTTTTAGACGAACTCAAGAAGGCTGATAAAGGGTTGATGGGGAACCTTAACAAATTCCTCACTAATCGCAATATTGACATCGGGAATTTAAGCAAGCATTTGACTGGAAAAACCACGTTTGCTCAGGCAATTTACGAGAAAGATAAGTCGGGTTCATTGCTTGGGCTAGAACAGATGGCATATACAGGTGCTGTCAAGGGTTACAACCCGGATGCCTTGACCGCCGCAGCTTATGCGATCGCTTATCAAAAAGCATACCCTGGGAAGAAAATTAATGTAGTTGGGCACTCAGCTGGCGGGGAGGTTGCGGCGGGGGTTGCCGAGATTACCGCTAAGGCTGGAGTAACAGTTAATGCAGTGGGCTTAGGCACGCCCATGACAGGGCTTGTTTATGCTGGCAACGTAGGGAATCAGCAAGCCAATTACACCTCACTCATGGGTAAGAAGGATTATGTTTATACCCAGATGTTTGAAGCTAACAAGTTAGATGCTGCTGATATCAAGCTATTGGTAGAAAAAGGAGTTGAAGCAGAGGCGCGTAAGACGTTATTACAAGGCATTTTCAATCCTGCGTTAACGCCCATGACGCTTATACCGGGCGCGGGTAAGTCTCATGCATTGCCGATGTATTTGTCTAACCCTAGGATTCAGAAGGAAATGCAACAGCGTTTAACGGGAGCATTGCCGGATGAAATAGCCAAGGAATTTAAAGACCCCGAAACCTACAAGTTCATTCGCGATCGCGGTCTAAAAGCAGACATCCCCATTAAAGCAATTCAGTCACTAACGGGGGAAGAAATTAGCACGAGTGACCTAAAGCGGAGTTTGCGTAATGTTGAGAAGCTGAGTGAGGATTTTAGACAAAATACAGGTGAACTTCGGGGGGTGATGAAAGAAGATTTGGAGAATTATCTTCAGTTTTTAAGCAGTATCGAAGCTGCAATCAAAGACACTATTGCTCAGGGTGAAGTATCATCTGAAAAAATTAAGTCTGCATTAGACTTAGGCGCTCAATATTATGAGCCTGTTCAGGCATTGCAACAGCAACTGACGCCTACTCTCAACGCAAACATAGATCGAGAGCGTGCGGCGAGAGCGCAAAAGCAAGCGCAAGAGGCACGAGCGATCGCTGAGGCTGAGGCACTTAGAAAGCAAAACACAACCAATTTGTACAGATACCCTGAAGTTCCCAGGGGAGCAATTTCTTTATTGCAAAATCAGTCAGCATCGACTCGTGAATTAATAGACTCCCGTAGAGATATTGATGAGTTAATCAAGCAAATCAAGGTTGACGCTGCACAGTTAACTAATGTCACTCAACAAGACGTCGATAGCTATTTAGATTATCTAGAGACGCTCAAGCAATCTATTAATTCATTCATTAACGGAGAGCCATTAGAGCAGTTAGACAAGCTAATTAAGACAACTGAAAAGACTTTTGCTCCTGTTAATTTACCTGCTAATATTCAGTCCCCACAAACTGAATTAACGGCTATTTTACCTGTTAATCAAACTTCCTTAAAATCAACAGCCCAAAACGCGACAGATGAAGCTTTGCAGCGCAACGTCAAGGAAGTAATTAAGAAATCAGATATATTAATCAATCAAGTTATTGGGGCAATTGGTCAACCGTTAATACAAGAAATATCGCGCCCTGATGCATCCCTGATTGATCAAATAAAGCAACGGACTGAGGCGTTAGCACAAAGCTCTTTAACGGCTAGTGATTTATCCAGGGGAGTACCTAACATTTCAGCTGCCTACGCCGATGTAGTCAAAGACTTACTACCTGGATTATCTCAAGAAATAGAACAGGCAATCGCCTCTCTCCCAGTCAATGAACGTCTCAGTTCTGAGCTAGGCAATCAATTAGCCAACCTAAAATCACAAGTAGTTAAAATTCAAAAACGTACAGAAGAATCTATCAAGCAAATTAATAAACCGTTAACTCAAGCAATAGATCCTGGCGCTAGTGTCAAGAGTTTAGGATTACAATTTACTGAAAAAATCAAGTCAGCCAGAAAACTTTCAACACTTGATCCAATCGAGTCTCAGAAATTAGCCAATGAAGTGTTGACAGGGGCTAAGGAAGCAAAGAAAGCAATTGATGACTTGATGAAGTCGCTAGGCGGCAATGCTTCGCAAGAGCTGAAAGCGATCGCTAAGTCAGCCAGGATTAGGATAACGGTTGCCTCATCCACTGCTGAATCCCTCATCCAATCTCAAGGAATTGGGTCTAATATTGGACAAGGCTTAAGCGAGGGAATGAGTCAATCAATTCAGCAAGTTGAAGCCGCTGCTGAAGAATTAGCTAAATCAGCAATTAACCAGGCGAAAGACACACTAGATATACAAAGTCCATCGCGAGTGTTTCAACGCATTGGCGAGTTTGTCGTAGAGGGATTTAACCAAGGCATTCAGAAGGGACAACAGGGGCTTGACTGGGCAAGAGAATTGATTACTAAGCCTAGTCAAGGGGCAATTGATAAGGTAATGCAAGTTAGAGAAGCGATCAATGAATTAATAAAAGCTAATCCCTTGCTGCGATCGCTGTCTAGTGGAATACGAGGAGTAGGCGTTGCATTACTTGCATTGCAACTCATTCCAGTTCTAGGCAACATTGCAAATCAAGCTTACCAAACAGCAAAAGCTTTCGATAGCTTAGAGCGCTCAATTAGGTATAGTGCCGGATCTGAAAGTGAGGGCGCAAAAAACATTGCATATATCAGAAGCGAAGTAGAACGACTCAACGCACCATTACAAGATGCGACAGAAAGCTTTAATGACTTATCCTCAGCATTGCAAGGGACAAAGCTACAAGGCAATACCCGTGAAATTTTTACGGCACTTAATGAGGCGGCACTGGTCAGGCAGTTAACGCCAGAGAGGCGACGTCGATTTGTTTATGGTGTAGTTCAGGCAGCTGGTAAACCTGTATTATCTAGTGAGGAAGTCAATCAACAAATCGGTGAGGCATTTCCGGGCGCGGCGAATATTTTTGCTAGAGCATATGGTGAATCACCAGAAACGTTTAGGAAAAACCTGGTAACGGGTCAGTATTCTGGTGCTGAGTCTGTCTTGAAGTTTGCGCGTCAACTGCGCGTTGAGTTTGCGTCTGGAGTAGATGAAGCTACAAACTCAACGCAGGCACTAGAGAATAGGTTAAGCAATACAAGAATTCAGTTAGAGCGGATGCTAGGGAGTGCGGTAATGCCTCTAGTTAATACTGGGCTGAAAGGATTGAATGTCGCACTAGAAGCAGTCATTGCCAACGCTGACAAAATCGCTTTAATTCTTGGCGCATTAGCGTTACAGCAGCTTCCAGTTGTCCTTGGATTGATTCTTAAGATTGCCCAAGTTGCATTGCCTGCGCTTGCTGGTGGATTTAATGTTGCAGCTGCCGCGATCGCTAAGTTCTCCCTACAAACAGCTGCCTTGGCAGTAGCCCTCAAGGTAGTATCAGATACTTGGCAATCATTCCAAGGCTCTCAAAATTTAGATTCAGCAATCGAGAAAAACATCAAGCAATTCAAGCGTTTAGAGGATGCCGCCAACGGGGTTGGCAAAGGTATACCCAAGACCTTCAATGATTTAGATAAATTCCTGAACCGCAATGCCCAGCAAAAAGCACTTGATACATTTAATCCGATCGCATCAATTTTGGGTAATTACAATAACCTACAATCAATAATTCGATCGCGCTCTAACTTAAAAGATATTCAAGAATTCAATAATCGAGTTAATGTTACCCTCAATAATTCTCAGGTCAAACCTGACGATGCAGCGCGATCGCGACAACTTAGTGCGTTAACCGCTGATCCGTTTTTGCCAAGCTATCAACGAGACATTTACAGCAAAGAAAAAGAGCAAATTGACGTTAGAGTCCGTAATCAAAAGGAACTGGTGGATTCTTTGCTAGAGGCCGCCAATGCAGAGATTGAATCAATAGATGAATTATGGGCAAAAAATCAGATTTCTCGGAAACAGGTAGACGTCTTAAAGTCTAATATTAGACAATCAATTCCCGCGCTGGAAGCTGCACAAAAAGAACTCGAAAACTTTACATCAGGGCAAATTAGTTTAGTTAAGTTAATTCGTGACCAATTAACAAAAACTGTAACGGCTTATGCTGATGCTAATACAGCGATCACAGGCAATACAGCGCGTTATCAAACAGGGTTATCAATAGCACAGCGCAATGGATTAACTCCTGGTCAAGCACAGTATGGTCAGCAATTATTGCAACAGCGATCACTGGAAGCACAGGTTAACAACGCAACTCAAGCCCTTGGTAAACTCAGTCAGTATGTAAATACGCCCGACAATGTGCAACTAATGTTTCAGCGAGGCATTAACCCTGAAACGATAGGGACAGAAGAATTAAATAGACTATCGGGTTTAGCGACGGGGGCTGAAGAAAAGCTGCTGTATGAACGGTTGACCAAGATGAGGGAAATAGAAGGACAGCTAGGTCAATTAGAGGTACAACTAAGTCAATCACAGGCAGATGCAGCACAGCAGTTATACGAACTGGGCAAGTCCGTAGATGAGTATTTACGGGGGATTAGCAGGCAGACTCAAGAACTGCAATTGACTATTGAGGCAAGTGAATCACAGTTAGCGATCGCGGCTGAAAAGAATCGCTTGATATCTAAGTTGCAAGGATTTCAGTCTAATTTCTTCTCAGGATTTGTTGATTCACTCATATCAGGACTGGACAGCATCCAGTCGGCACAACAGGCGGAAATACAAAAGCGACAACAACTCTATCAAAACCAGATTCAAGCATCTGATTTGTTGCGCCAAGGCACTGAACTAACCCGTCAATTGCCAGATGGATTGCCTAGTAATTTAGTCCCTGATTCAATATCTACAACGCCTATCTCAAGGATTCCCATTAGACTTGATATTGATGCCGTGAATGCCGATGCAACGGTCAAGCAACTCAAGGCGGGGCTGGAAAGCGCAGGAGTGACAACCAAAAATCTTAACGGCGCGATCGCTAATGTAAATACATCTCTGCAACAGACACAGTTGCCGCACCCCGATCCAAATCCCTGGAATCAAGCCATTGACTTTCTAAAAGCAAAATGGAATGAGTTTGTAGAGTTCGTTAAGCAGCGCTTTCCTGGTTTATCTGCGGCTATTTCCAAGCCTTTTGAAAACGGGCAATTAAGTTTTGGCTCATTTAGTGCATCAATTGCTGGTGGAATTCCCGGTTTAATTGCGTTATTTGCTGGCTTGATTGGCACGAGTAAGCAATTTGAAGATGCGTTAAAGACTGGATGGCAAGCATTCTTGAATGTTGTTGAACAGAGCAAAAATTTCCTACTCAATATTTTCACTAATCCTCGTACTGCGTGGAATGACGCGATCGCCTCACTACAGGCTAGTTGGCAATCTTTTGTAACCTATGTTGACCAATCGATTCCAGCTATCAGGAACATAAATACTGAGTTTAAGCGTATCAACGAAGTACTAAGAGAAAGCATTGCCGCACAGATTGAAATAATAAAAAAGCAGTTTGAATCTATCCCTGGGATTCAATCTATTCGTGCAGAGTTATCACGAATGAATCAGGATTTAGGTCAAACAATTGCGTCATATTTGCAAATTATCGAAAAGCAACTTCAATCAATACCGGGCATTCAATCAATTCGTGCAGAATTAGCCCGAATGAATGAAGCCCTTAATCAGGCGATCGCGGCACATATCCAAATCATTGAAAAGCAATTTGGCATCAATGATTTAACGGGGAAAATCAAAGCCAGTACCAAAGAGTTTGCAACTATTGTAGGGGTTAACTTGCTCAAGGCATTTAATCCCATCCTTGGTATTGTGACTGAAATTGGCTTGAAACTATCCAAGTATCCCAATTTAGTAGACGCAGCCAAAAAGCAAGTAGCTAGTCTAGGAAATGAATTTAATAAACTTGGCAGTTCAGTTACAAGTTTAGGTGAAACGCTAGTCGGTTCATTTGGTAAATCAATTGATGCGATTAAGCAAAAAAGTAAAGAAGCGATCGCGTCAATCAAAGGTGACTCTGCCAACTTTGAGCAATATGTGCAAGAGGGGTTACTAAGCGCTGATCGGGGGAGTGCAGCAACGCCACAAAAGCCAAAGCAACGATCAGCGACAAGTAGTACCAGTCTAATATTAGACTCAGGCGGAAAAAAGGGTAGTGGAAATATAGTCAGAGGCGATGGGCGCGTCACTATTAATTACCGTACAAACTTGATACCGGGTCAGGACTACGGTGCGCCTAGAAGTGGTGGGCGTAGGCGTCACGCTGGGCAAGATTTTGATATCACAGGAAGACAGGATGCACAAAGTTTCTTGGGTGGTGTTGTCACGAACATAGGGTATGACGGAAGCTGGAAAGGTTATGGGCATTATGTAGATATTTACAACAAAGCGTTAAATGTTGTTGAACGCATAGCGGAAGCGTCACGCTTATTGGTTAAAAAAGGTGATGTCGTACAACCCGGTCAAGCAGTAGGAAGAGGAGAATCATATACAGGAGTTATACATTACGAAATTCGGACTAAGCATACTAATGGGGTTGGGGGTCTTGGATTCCCTGGGACAACCGATCCCGTTAAATATCTCGAAAAACTAGGATTAATTCGCGAAGAGGGAACTAGGCTTAGGGTAATTGGAGGGTTAGCGCCCTATGAGCAACAACTCAAAGGGCAAATGCGACCAACAGCGGTATCAACTACGACAAAGCGTGCTAGCAGTCGAACGGAAGATCAGGGGACTATCAGCGGGGGTGCTAATGCAATTGGGGCTGCGATCGCAAACTCACTCAGAAGTAACGGCACTGCACCCACTAATCGAGCTATTCCTAGGGGACTGACAGCAAAAGGACAGCGCTATGCTCAGTTGCTGAATGATCCGGAGATTCGAGCATTACTAGATACTATTGGGCGGGCTGAGGGTGCAACATACGATATGCTTTACGGAGGCAGTAAACTCTCGAATTTATCGAGACATCCCGATAGAGTAGTAAGGCGACCCGGCTGGATTCCGTCAAGTGCGGCGGGGAAATACCAATTCATGGATTACACGTGGTATGGACGGAGAAAGCAAAGACCAGGGCCTGGAGTAAGAGACATTACTGGAGTGCCAGACTTCAGTCCTACTAGCCAAGACATTGCGGCACTCGCGCTATTGGACGAAGCTGGAATCCTTGGTAGGGCGGAGAAAGGAGATATAAATGGTATGTGGCGGCGCTTAGGGCAGATTTGGGCAAGCTTTGAGGGAAATCCTTATGGACAAGGTACACCGCAGGGGCGTAGACGGTCAGCCATTCCCTACTTCCAAAATCGACTTAATCTGTATCGCCAAGGAGGGACAGGGGTAAAGCGTAGTGCCGTTCTAGGTATAAGCATGGTCAATCCTGAAGTAGTGGCGGAAGAGGCAGCAAAAGCAAGGCAAGCCACACAAATTGTCCAACCCCCTAAAGCACCTGTGGCTAAGCCAACTCCAGTCCCAGTATCAGTGGTATCTACCAAACCAGTACCTGTTGTTGATATGGGCTTAAGGCAGCGTGTTGTCAGTGGTCAAAGTCAAGTTATCCGTAACCGTGAAAGCCAAGATCAGCTTGCCATCCAGCAAGAGCAACAAGCGCTTCAAGATTTGCAAACAAGGGGGGCGCAAGAGCAGCGCAACCGGACAGAACAAACGCGCCAATCCCTTAATCAGCTTGTAGAGCAGTCCCTTGGTATTCAACGAGAATTTAGAAACTTGGGGAGTGTAATTGGTGACCCTACCCCCTTGCGAGAATTCCAACAAAATTTAACAGCAACCAGTGATACTTATTCAGACTTAAGGAGACGCCTACTAGAATTTCAGCGTCAGACTACAGCAGGGGTGGAACAGGCGCGTGCTACCGAGAAAGAATTAACTTCCCCAACTTATCAAGCACAGCCCGGTCAAGATGTCGCCAAGGATATTGAGACAACCCGTAGAGCGATCGCGGTTGGTTCCAAGACACTTAAAGAAGTGAATACCATCATTGGTCAGATTGATGACCAAGAAAAGCGCCGCCAAGCATTTGAGAAAGAGCGGTTTGCGAGAGAGGAAAAGCTGCGACGGTTGGCGGCTCGTGACATGATTACCCAAGAGGCGATCGCTCTCAAGCAAGAGCAACTACGACGTGCCCAACTTGCACAACAGCGCAACCCCCGCGACTTTTCCCAGGGTGACCCGATCGCATTACAGGCAGAGATTGAGCTAATGCAACGCCTACTTCCTCTCGATCAAAAACGTCGGCAATTGCAAGAAGAGTTGAGGCTAGAACGGATTAAGCCCCAAGAATACAATGATGCGATCGCCCTTCTCAACCAGCAAGAGAAAGCTTTGACTGCAAATACAGAAGCCGCGCGGGCGTTTGGTCAAGAGGAGCGGCAACTTCAGTTTAGAGAGGCTGACTTTGCATTTTTGCAGCGCCGCAATCAGGCATCAGGACAGCTAACTCAAGCACAACAGCAGGCGGCTGAATTATTCCAGCAGTTCCGCCCATTTGATTTAAGTCAAGGTGATCCTGCGTTGTTGCGCTACCAGCAAACAGTGCTACAAGTCGAGCAGGAGCGTCAACAGGCAATATTAGAGCAACAGCGCTTTCAGTTGACCAATCAAAACCGCTCTCAAGAAGATTTGAATGCAATCCTTGCGACTATCAATCAAGCGGCGGATCAACGACTAGAGAATGCCAGGATTGAATTACAGCAAACACAGACCCGGTTTACTCAAGATAGGCTTGACTTTGAATTACGACGGAAGCAACAGAACCAGCAAGCCGACCTAGCAACCCTACAGGCTAGGACAGGGCTGTTAAGTTCAGTGGGTATCGAAGTTGATTCTCTATCCCGTCAAGCGCAGGAGTTCAATGCAAGTATGCAATATGACTCCGCAATCAGGGAACTAGAAAAAGCGCGTGCATTGACGAATCTTTCAGCCGAGGATTATGAACGGCAACGCCAAAGTCTAGAACAAATACTATCTTTGCAACGACAGCAAGCCGCGATCGCCCAACAGCAAGCACGCTTCAACCGCAATGCAGAGATGCTTAACTTGAGAGCGGATGTATTAGCAGGGAATGGCGCGGACTTCTCAGCTACATTCATTAAGCGCAATGTGGCGATCGCTCAGCAAAATATGACGTTCAAGAATCAAATGGAGCAATTGAACCAATTGAAGGGGCAGATTCCAAATGATGAATTTGAGCGGATGCGTGATTATTTGATCCAGATTAACCAACTCAAACTGGATCAAATTCGCCAACAATTTGCTGACTTATCTCGCGAAGTAGAGTTAGCTGGCAGAGATGCAACGAAGAACTTCTTTAAGGGTTTTCTGATTGAGGGTAAAGGTGTTTTTGAATCCCTCAAAGATGCATTCAATCAGATGAAAGACCAAATTATTGGTCGGTTGATTGACATTGGAGTTGAAAGCATATTCAAGGGTAAAAACACGGGTCAAGACACTGGTGGAGGATTACTAGGCAGTATTGTAGGCTCTGTTATTGGCGGCGGTGGCAATCCATTAGGATTACTGACAGGTATCCTTGGTTTTTCTGAAGGTGGCGTTGTTCCTGGAACTGATAAAGGCAAGGATAGTGTTCCTGCTATGCTACGACCCGGAGAGTTTGTTGTGTCTCGTGACGGCGTAACAAACATGGGGACGGCATTCCTTGATTCTCTAAATTCAGGCGGGGCTATGCCGTCCTACCAACAGCGTGAATACTCCAGTGGTGAACCTGTAGAAAGTAGTCGCAGTATCAGCATCCAGTACGAAAAGATAGGCGATCGCGAGTACGTCACCCGTGAACAATTTGAACAGGGCATTCAATACGCCGCGCAAGAAGGGGCGCGAGGTGGTGCTAAGATAACCTCAAACTGGATGAGGAATTCTCCCAACGAAAGAAGACGTCATGGGCTATAGTTATGTGTCTAATATTAGACGGTGCAACCATCTAATCAACCCTTACTCAGGGTATAATTCTTCATGGTTAATCATAGACTCAAAAATTTGTTTTTACGATAACAATAGAATGGCATTTAGCATGATTCCATTTGCGGGCAACAAGGTTGTAACTTCCTGGCTGTGACACAAAACTTATTTCTTTGACTTTTACCAGTAAACCCTTATCTATCAAAGCCTGCACAGTAACAGCTTTAATGTGAAGATCATCCTGAATCTGTATACCCGTTTTTTCGTCAAGCTCATATTCAGGACTTCTATGTTTTGTTAAAATCTCTACGGCTTTTTTCTGTACTTTGGTCAAGCACCGCTTAGGCATAAGCTTCCTTAATTAATATTGATACTCTGCTTCTAATTGCTACCCTCTTTCTATCAAATTGCCACTAGTAGACAGTTTAGTGAATATGTTTTCTAGTTCAACCAATTTATTTATCTACTAAGAACGGTTAAAGCGCACGCACCAGTTCCAATACCTTAGTTTACGGATCGGATTGCGAGCGATCGCGGCAATTTGGCTATTAATGGAATAAATCCCGTAAATTAGCCTCCCTATTGGGCTACGCCAAAATTCTTTAATATCTCGACAGTTCGTGTACAGTAGCTTACTTCCGCCAGGGTGACTTTGCTGCCATGCCAAATAAGCATCTTTCTCCGATAGTTGTAAGCTCCACGTAAAAGCGTCTAGATATCTCCACCGCATAGTATGAATGGTGTTGTTTTTATAAAATTATATAGCTTTTTGAATACAATTCCTGCTGATAATTAGCGATAAAATTAAAAAGATTACCCTAGTTAATGAGGACTAAATATGCCGATCGCTAAATCAGTGGGGTTGCCCGAGGCTATCCCTTCCACGCCCCCCAATAACGCTTACGTACTGAGAGTCCAATATGAACTCAGTGTCGTCAATAGGACGTCTACATACACCCCTGACAATGTAAAGTCGCCTCATGATCAGGCACTTCTTGCAGGCCATAAGGCGGCACTACAGGCGCTTTTGCCAGCGTAGTCGTATACCCCCTAGCAAATCAAAGATTATGATAGGGGGTTAGTCTAATATTAGATTTTTCAGTATAAACAAATGACCGATCGCCTTTTGTATTTCTTTGATCCGATAAGGTTTTGTGATAAAATAGTCTGCGCCTAATTGCATCGCTAGTTGTTGATTGACCGTTCCCGCTTGTGCTGTTACATAAGCAAAAGGGAGATAAACCTTTCGTGATCGCCTCAGTGTACGGACATGTGCTAATATTTCCCATCCGGATATTTCATAAAGAACAATATCGCAAAAAATCAGATCAAAATGCTGATTACCAAGGATACCGATCGCCTCATTTCCGTTGCTCACTCCTAATGCGCTGTGTCCTTCTAGTTCCAAGATTTCAATTAAGTTTTCTCTGCATTCTTGCTGATCTTCAATGACTAGAATTCGTAGCATTGGCACTGATTGCTAACATTAACTGCGACGGAACATCAGTATGTTTCCCTGTTCAACGCTTTCATTTCTCTCTTCAACCAATGACAACAATCTAACTAAAGATTGCTCAATTCTTATTAGATGCTTATCTTTTTGTTCTGGCGTCATGCGATCGCCGTACTGCTTCAGTAATTCCACTGAGGATAGTGCAGGCGTAAGAGCATTGCGATAGTAATGATTGTTTTGCTCAATCGCTGTTGACGGTTCGATTTGACGCAACATAGTCCTATTGTCCCTAGTCTATAATTAATATTAATCAATCGTAACTAAGCGTACAGTGAAAACTCTCCGTCTAAGGGATTACTTCAAAGAAAAGCTATTGATGGGAGCGATCGCTTGCGCTGTTGTTGCCGCCGTAGCCAGTCCATTGCTTTTAATTACTCAAGTAAATATTCACAATACATTACAAACTATTGAGAAATTGCACGTTGATACGATACATCTAGAACGCATTGTCACTGCATTTACTCAGTCGGATATTACCGCTAAAGAATATCTAATTAAAAGCGCGCTAGGGAATCTAAGTGATCGTAGTTACTACATTACCACCTTTAATAAGAACCTGAATAGTGTAGATGTTTATACTAAAGAATTAATTAACAATCGCTACGTTGATAGGTTGGATGTTTATGAATTGCAACAAATCAAACAAGAAAAAATTAAGGTATTTCAGGCTACTCTACAAATTAGATTTTTGACGCAAGACAAAAACATTGCTTCACTCCTGTTACAAGACAGGCAGCTAATTGCCAAGGTAGAACAAGAGGCGAACCAAATTCGTGTGTTAATTCGTCAAAAACAATACAAATCTATTCATTATTTAAACTCGCTCTTGGCAAGGCGTCTAGCATTATCAGCTACGTTATCTGGCGCGATCGCCTCCACAATCCTATTGATCGCATGGAGAAATAAGCAGTTACTCATCAAGCATCATGCGGATGCTTGCGAGATCAAGGTAATGCAAAATGCAAGAGCGGAACGAGCACGAGTAATAGGCGCGATCGCTCATGACTTGCGCCTATGTCTTCAGCCTATATTAACAGCATCAGAGTTGATCCAACACTATGGCAATACTAGACCTGATCGATTAAAAACATGGGTTGCACAAATTCCAAAAGGCACCAACAGGATTAAAGATCTAGCTGATGACTTAATCCTGGTTTGTCAGTCAGAGACCAATCAGATTCGACTAGACATCCAAGAAGTAGACTTACCTGAGCTAGTTAACACTATTGCATCTGAATATAGCCAATCTACTGAAATACATGAACTGATTGTTAGGGCTTTGGGAGAACCGCAGATTATTAGAATTGATCCTGATTTTTGTGATCGCGCTATTCGCAACTTAATTAGTAATGCAGTTAAATACTCCCCAAAAGGAGGAATGATTTATATTTTAGTTGATCTTCAAGCTTGGTCTGTTTCGGTAGGTGACAAAGGTATAGGAATTCCCGAAAATATAGGCAATACTGTTTTTGAGGCGTTTCAACGGGCTGATAATGTTGGAGCGGTTGAGGGTGTTGGACTGGGTTTATCAGTTGTCAAGGCTTGCGCGATCGCTCATGGCGGCAGTGTTTCTGTAGCTAGCCCCGGATTTATACAACAGATGGAATTTAATACGGTTTTTACTTTAAAACTAAAACCCTAATGAACGAGTCTAATATTAGACTTGGGCTTTATCTTCGAGCTTAACAAGGCGTTCTACCAATTGAAGAACTAAATTAGACTCTGCTCTTAATGCAATTTCCCTCGCAGCTTGAGCGTCATTTCGTGCGGCTTGGGCGTCCGAAGTAGCATTATAGGTTACCCCCCTAAGCGTTTCTACCTCTAGGGCGATCGCTTTCCTCAATATCTCAACACGCTCACGTTCCTCCTCTAATTGCCGTGTAGCATCGGCAACCATTTGCTTGAGGGCTTCTGTTTCTTCTAGGCGTAGCAATTGCTGATCAAAGCGCTCTAAGTTTTTAACGATGCGATCGCCTATTTCAAATAATGCAGGTACACCTCCGATTGCGCCCAGTATCACCAAAATCAAACTCTGGCTATCTGCCGTTACTGGGGCTAACCCTAGGGTAACGGCAATAATGGCAGCAATAATCAGCAAGATTAATGCTTTATTGCCTTTACCCCTAAAAGAGAGTTTCATTTTCTGAAATTTGGGTTTTATCATTTTCGCAAATCATGTATTGGAGCCATACATTACTATTAGATATTAAAAAAATATCCCCGTCATTTAAGACAAAATTATCACCAATTTCTATGTAAGCATCAACCCCGATTTTTTTCCTAAACTTGTTTAGCGCGACAGGCGATCGCGCCATTGAATGGACAGAGTTGCCATTTATGATACTAGTTTTAATTGCCCCTAGACGTCTACTAACATTAGGGGATTTAATTGAAATGTCATTTGCCTCAACTTTTGTTGATCGTCCAATCGTTAAAGTTTTAGGAAATTCAGGGAGAATAAACTCCTCCCTGTCAATTCCGTGATAGTTTACGATTAGCTTGTATGGCACAATGTCAGTCTAATATTAGATCAAATCGAAGCAGGTTCTACTAAGACTACATGCCCTTGTAATCTCATTTTCTGAGTAGAGCCAATACCTGATTCAAGATTAAAAACTCGCCCTGTCGCAGTAGTGTAATTATTTGATAAAGTTTGTCCTGCTTGAAATGTTACAGTAAAAGGGCTTGCGGTGCCAGCGATTGATGCAATAACCAAATTCGTACCTAGACTATTGGTTGCCCCGTCTTGTAGTAGTAAGCGATCGCCCACATTAAGCCCAGTTGCCGCAGTGACTTGAATTGAATTAGCGCCAGCTGAGGCATTAGCGGCTAATGATAGTACGGTACCTCTTACTGTTTCACGAGCACCATTAACTCGCGTAAAGTCAAGTGTAAATGGCGTCGCATCCGTGCGTGTATCAACGGCTTTTGCCATATTAACGATCACAGAAGTAGTAAATTCTGGATCGAAGTCACCATTGCCAATTCCGTGAGTAATCGTCACCTTTGTGGCATTAGCTAAACTCGCATAATAGCTAAATGGTGCTACACGATTACCGCTAAACGAATTCAAGAAGGCAGCATACTCGGGGTAAAAAATCAAATCACCCCAAGCCGTAATCAATACATTTTCTAAATTGATACAGCCAGCAAGATTTGGAAACCCTCCGATCGCCTTGAAGTTTGCTTGATAAAGCGATTGTGGGTCATCTGCAAATCCTAGGCGAAGATTTGTTAGGTTTGTTAAACCCGACAAATTAAAATCAGTAGGCAACAGGAGAGGTGCCATATCAAATCCCCCATCACCACCTGCGGCAACCTCTTCTTGTAATGCCTCAAAGCTGAGACTTTGAATTGATACAGGTAAACGCAATTGAGATGTTAGTAGTATTTGGCGACGCTCATCAATTTGCCCATTACCATCACGGGTGTAGATTGCCCCCGTAACGAACGTTAATTTTCTCAAATTTGTAATTTGAGAAAAATCCGATGAAGTATAACGCTGTGGGGTTCGTGTAAGAATTGGCAAAATTAACTCACGAATTGCTGTTACCCCGTCAGGCACTTCTAGCCTGATTAATCGGGTGTAATCTCGTAAATCAAGAGTTTTACTGGGGTTGGTATCCTTAGATGTTGTTCCGTCTGGAAAATGCCAAGTAAAATCCTCTGCGTTTGCCATAACGACAGCGAGACGTGGCTGAATATTGCTGAAATTTAGGTATCCCTGAACAGGAATATAGACATTTTTGGCTAAGTCTAATGCAGGAGAGGCTTGTGTGACGCCAGAAATCAACACATTAGTAATTCTCGCGCCGTTGCGACCTGACAGCAAGATGAAATCGGCAACAGTTGGTAGTGGAGTCGTACTAATAGCTGAGTGCCTTAGCGTTGCCGTTGAACCACTAATCGTATAGAAATTAATGGTGTCGCCTGCACGCTCAATTCGCATCCTGATACTTGGGGTGTAATCAACCGTTGTATCGACAAATGCATTATTTGCAGGCAGTTTTACAAAGATACGGTTGGTATCCTGATGTGCTCTTACGCAAAATCCATAGGCGATCAAATGCAATGCAGACATTGCATTCTTTACGGCATGAGGATAGACGGCATAGGTAAACCCAGCAGCTGCGCTTAATGCGTCTGCCGTGTTTTGATTAAAACCAAACTCAATATAGCCATTGCCGACTAACTGCTGTAGGGTCGAATACCCCCTAGTATTTGCAGCAAAACTGGAAGATACATCTTGCAAGAAAATTGTGTTGGCTGGGTTGCCTGTTCTAGTTGCGGTTAAACTCATTAGAAATCCTCAAAGAATAAGCTGACAATTGTGTTGATCGTAGGGATGATGACCGGGGGTGCTCCATTAGCATACTCAATGATCATTTCTTCTACGTTTGTTGCCAAGCCAGCTTGGGTTGCTGAGCTGCTGTAGCCAGGGACTAAAGGCTGGCAAACAAGGTATAGTCGTGATTGTGCTAATACGGCTAGAAAATCAGATGATCCTTCAATCTGAAAAGGGTTGTTAAATTGAGCACCTAAAAATGATCGCACCCGACTGAACACGCTTCGCAAATCGTAGAGGGCATGACCTACGACGCTAAAACTTCCAATAGCAATTCCCCCGCTAATCTCTGCATTGCAACTATACAAACTCAGGAAATAGTCCGAGTAGTAATTAGAGGTAATTAGTGACTTTTGTTGTGGATCAGTGTCCGGATTAAGAACTAGGGAAAGCTCGACGGGATATTGACTGTAAGCCGATAGTTGAACTGGGCAAATGATGGACGACATTGGACGATCGCCTATCAATGCTTTTGCTTCAATCAGGGCGATCGCTGTTTTCTCGATATCGCGCCGCAATTCGCCCGATATTGAAAAAGACCCATTAGCGCGAGGGGAATAGCCATCCTGACTGTCGCCACTCAATGTGACAGATACACCGTATTTGCAGAGTAATTGATCAGTGGACGGAGCGACTAGCCCAATATTGCTAAATGTAATGGGCAATCCCTCTTCCATCACAGCACGCAAAAAGCTGGAGTCAGCCGATCCGATGGTTGCAAACTTAATCCATCGAAAGATACCCATATTAGCGGCATCTTCGCAATAAACGTAGAAGTCCGCTATCCCTCCATCACTTGCAGAGATTTGAAAGCCCCACATAGTGACATTTGTTAAGCTGACAAACGCCTTGCTTGCCCCCGTTCCGTCTAGTGGATCAGCCCATTGAGATCGCGGCAAAACCTGATTCTTGACAACCCCCGCCTCTACGTACCGCCGCACAATCCTAAGTTTATCGCCTTGACCGTCTCCAATCGACTCCATGTAGTAACCTGTGTTACTACTAAATGCCCCCCACTGCTTGATAAAGCTATCGCCTTGACCAATTGCCTTAACGCCCATCGTGAACATTACAGGCGATCCGGGTGGTACACGAAAGCGCCTCTTACTAGCCAGCAGTGATTGGCGCGTACCGTAAAAGTTTGCTGGGTTTGCAGGCAACAGCAACTCAATGCCAGATTGAGCAAAGTAAACCGTAGCGATGTCTGGGGTTGTTTCGTAGGAAACAATTAGATTCTCAATGTTTGTTGCAATACCAGGATGTATCGCAGGCACCCTTTCAGTTAATGTCCCTGCTAATGAATTTGAGACATCCCAGTCCTGTAAATCTAGTCCGTAGCGGTTGACGTCTGCGTAAAGCAGCTTGCGATTCTTGGTATTATTGCTTCCAAATTGATCAAAAAGAAGATCTTTGTTCTGAACAATTATTTCCTTGGTGGCAACTTTTCCTGAGATGTCCCCGGTTAGTGTAACCGGGTAACTTTCCTCTAAGGAATGAATGCCTCTTTCATCAGGGAGATCGCCTAAGTTGGCAGGGAAATAACCTTTGCGAATTTCTACTATTTCACTCATTCTTGTTAGTCTAATATTAGACCGATACTCTCTGTCCTACGACATGCACTTCAATGTTTTGTCCGCTACTTACTGTTCACCCCACGTTAGTGAGCAGGAAACGTTAGCAGATCCGGCAACTAATGTACGCGCAATAACCACCAAGACATCACCCGGATCTGTTGGGGCAACTTGTTCGGCACGTCCTAGTTGTTCCCGTTTTGGACTAAATAGAGGTTGCAGGTCAATAAATGCTGATCCATTACCTGCGCAATAATAAGCGCCGAATAGTTTCCCACCATTACTGTCAGCGGGTCTCCCCCCTGCTCCTGCATAAGTCCCTGTAAACGCAGAAGTGGCGGCAACTACTTTCAAGTGCTCAGCATCCCCTGTCAATGCATACCAAGTTGCAACATTAGGCGATCCAGCCCCTTGTAAGCTCGTTGGGTTTTTCAGTAAGTACACTTCAACCGGAATACCCCCGCTAACCGCGATAGACAGAGACAAGGGGAATACTCGTGACTTTTGTGGGCGTCGCTGTGTGCTTACTGGAAGGTTGCGATTAAAAACAAATGACTTGACCGCGATCGCCAAGATAGGCTGATAGGCGGCATTGGCAACGGCAACAATAGGCGATCCATAGCTGCCTATAACCATTGGATCAGGATCGCCTCCTGGTATCCAACAGCTAACGCCGTAACGTCGCATGAATGCAGCTGAAGACACTGATTCAGCCAAGCGATCGCGCCGATGGGCTACCTGGAAGGTGATCGGTAGATTGGGCGATTCCATTGTAGGGACAGGTAGAGTATCTCCATGCCGAATTTCATGGGCTTGCACCCATCGTGTTGACCCCAGTGATGGAGAGTTTTGATCAGGGCAGTAAACATGCCCGGAGCCACCAGACGCACCATACCAGCTAAAACGAGTCAGAAACATAATGATGTTACTGACTTCCGAGTTATTCAACCCTGAAACAGGCTGTAATAGAGATAGGGAACGGGCTGAAGTCGCACGGGTCGAAACGCCTGACGGATTGCCATCATTAACCCGTCCAGTTAGCTTATCCCGATTAAACTGGCTGTAATGAATAATTTCCTCAAACGTGTCAACGTCAATTAATTTAGTATCAGCCCCTGTTGCCCCCACTAGATAGGTTGGGCGAAACATTGATGAATCTCCCAATGCCGCGCCATTTACATGCTGTCCATCACTTGGATCGACTGAGCCAACAACAGTCCCTGTCAACCCCTCCAGTGCCGTCCCTTCAATGGCACTTGAACGCCTGAACATATAAAGATCAGACTCCCAATGCCCAAGCCCTGCATTCCAGCGAGTTAATAATCGCCAACCGTATCCATCACGCCGCGTAAAGTTCCCCCATTGGTACATGACGGCACTTGCAGCCGCGCCCTTATTAACTTGAATCGCATAGGAGGTATCTATCTCCTTACCTGGCTGGTATTGATAAGCATACTTTGTCTGCTTAACAACAGCGCTGTCATTTTGACTTAGCCGAAATTCCGCTGCCGATATCTCAGGGACATAAGTTACTGTACCTTTGCCAGTATCAGTATCGATGAACCAGATATTTGGATCAATGCCTGTACTCAGGACGTTTTGCAGATAATAGTAAGGCTCTTGATTGACGCTAAAACCGAATTGGTCTGTCTGTAGCTCAGAGATGGGCTTATTGGCATCATAAACCGGAATCTGAGTTTGATCGGGGGGCAAAACAACAGGAATACTTTCCTGCGCGATCGCCTGCCCTTTCTTGACAGGCTCGTTATAGGCAATTACAACAACTGGATCAACCATTTTTGAGAAGTCTAATATTAGACTCAGTAAGTTTAAGTAAATTAGATGAAGTCTGAAACATACCCATCAAAGTTAATATTCCCTTTCATGATTGGGATCTTCTCTCCATCCGCTAAACGGACGATTAGATCATAGGAATATTCCTTGAGATACAAGCCCCTGGTATCGTCAGCTGTAATACCAATCGTTAAGGTATTGAATGCAACGCTACCAAAAAAGGCGATCGCGCCTATTGGCAACTCCTCGATATCTACGGGAGTGATTGAAATTTCAACACTACCCTTGGGAGCCGTATCAGTGACATCAACCGCAGTCAAATATTCCCAGCCCTGATCGGTGCGACGACTAAAATGTAAGGTTGTGCCTACGGGAATGGCAGCCGGAGTGGCAGGCACGACTAACTGATTCATTCCCGCGAGTGAGGCATCAGTCAGGATGACAGGGAACGCATCAATATTAGCAATCGAGTTTGCCGCTATTTCTGCCGCTAGTGGTTGAACGGTAAGCGATCGCGCTGCCAGGGGTGCATCTTCGTTCAAGACAGCTACTAGCGTGTCGCTAGTTCCATCCGAGAAAACTAAAGTATCTCCCTTCAAGAATTTGCGCGGCAACGACTGCACTAGTATTGTCTCAGCACCTATTAATGCAGTAGATTCAACAGCAATAAAAGTAGGCGTGAAACTAGGAAGAACAGTAAAGCTAGTCCAGCTTTTGTAACGAAAAAACACCCTTCCCTTAGAGACATCTCTGGTAGCCAGCCCTTCAACTAATACTGAAGTTGCTGTTACACTGAGAATCTTGAACAGATTAATACCAGACCCTTCAAGGGAGATGAAATCTCCTTCAGAAATTGGCAATGATGCTAGTTTCTTGATATCTCGATCAGCCTTGCATTCGTTGGAGCAATCCAACTTTTCAAATTCAAGCTTGATGATCGAAGTGCCAGCAACAGTTGACCCCAGTACATTTGTGATTTGTCGCACATCTCCGTTGGGGGGACGAACTTCCATTGCAAAGCTTGCACCTCGAAAGTCAATGGGGTAATCTGCGACCAATAAAGAAAAAGTAAAGTCAGCCCCTTTGTAGAAGCATAAATTTTGAACGTGTGGCTTGAAAACAGGCTCAAAACATAAAGGTAATGATCGGGTTGCCATTATTTACCAGTGGGTTTATTGATACGTCTAGCCATTTCTAGCAAGCGCTTTGTTTTTCGATCCAGTGGTGGGCGTTGGTCTATGGCCTCCTCATGTCGCAATAATTCCTGAAACTCATCTTCCTCGATAATTACAAATTCTTCTTTTGCCCAATAACTAGGAAATGGATCTTTAGGGATTGGATCGGGCGGTGGAATTTGCTTTAGTCGCTCGACGTGGTTAGCGTCAAGGGGAAGGTTTTGAGGCGGTACTTGCGCGATCGCAGGTAATCTTTTAGGTGCTTTTCGCTCAAAAAGCGATCGCCACTCCAGTCTTTCTCCCTGAATCTTGAACTTAAGTTCAGGTATTGTTCCTACCGGGCGATCGCTTAGTAATTGGGCGGTATAAATTCCTGGTTTGATTTCTGTCTCGATAAAATACCCATTAAAGACAGAAATTTCTATAGGTTCTGATTGAGCATCGTTAGCTATTAGCCGCAACCTTCCGGTTAGTGCGTCGTCATTGCATATTATTTGACCTGTCAGGATTGTCATGTAAAAATTTTCCTGCAATAGCTTCATACTATATATCTTGCGGCTTTAATTGTCTTGAAAAACCTTAGCTAGTTATTTAAAACAATCATAAACCTTGGTATCCTATTAAAATATCCTTCTCCAATATCAGTTAATTATGTCAGCCATTATCTCTAAGCGTGAAAAGGAAATTAACGCAGCGATCGCGGCTGAATTTCGAGTATTAAGAGCACGAAGAGGTTGGGGCAATAAAGCGATCGCTCAAATCTTTAAAAAACACGGGCTAGAGGTCAATGACTTGCAACGCATACAAGCACTGGCAACGGGAAAGCGGCGCTTGTATGGGGCGGAATTAATTATTTTATTGGCGTATGGACTAAATGTTAGTGATATAGTGGCAGACGTCAAGAAAATCAACAGCAAAGATAATCTGCTGATGTAGTTGAGTCCAATATTAGACAGCGCTAGGACAAAAAAATGATAGATGAGCGATCGCTTCTTGTGCATTTAAGCGCATATCATGGAATTGAGTTAGAGCCGGGCGAGCTGCGATCGCTTATAGTCTATATCCAGGAAATATCAAAGACAGAACGTAATCATCGGCTAGAGTCAGGTGAAGTACAAAACCTACCTGTTGCGGTTGCAGCTGTTGGAGGGGCACTAGGTGGATTTTTTGCGCCTGCGCTAGGAGTAAGTACAATCGCAGGTATTTTGATTGGTGCTTCTCTATTCTCAAAATTATTCGATTTGTTCAATAGACCAAAGCAAGAAGAGGAACCCACAAGAGCCTATGGTTTTGATTCTGTTGTCAACTTGGTGCCATTGTCAGGGGCAATTCCCTTGATTTGGTGCAATAGAGAAATCAATGCAAATGGGGGAGTGCGCGCCAGTGGGTTTTTAATCCATGCCAGGGTGGAAACGTTCAAAGGTTCACAGCGCTACTACGGATTGCAAGCATTTGGCTATGGAAGAGTCGGAGAAATTGACGAGTCTGAGCTACTAATAGATGATCAACCACTTGATAATTTCTTTGCTGGCGATATCGAGCAATATGTCCGACTAGGAACGGCAGATCAAACAATAATCAATGAATTCCCGTTTTATTCGCAAGCAATCAGCCCTAATACAAATACTTCACTTGGGGTAGATTTGCGTGGAGAAGCTAAGCGTATCAATTCAATCATTAATGACATTTCGGTTAATGGAAGTGTAAGTAATGGGTATCTCGCCTCAGTAAATCCTACTCGGTTTGTAAAAAATGCGGGAACGATTGCAACTTTCACCAGTGAAGAACAGATTACCCAAGATGACGGATGGGTGCAAGGACAAGTTTTGTTAGGTGATCGCGTTATTCGGCTCGGAATGTCCATTAATAATGCATTCAGGTTTTACTTCCAGACTCTGGAGAATGGACATTATGTAATTATTGAAAATGACGTTATTGTCTTTACGTCGGGCACACCTCCAACTCCACCCACTTACGTAGTTAATGATGTTTTTCGGGTTGAATATCAATCGGGTACACTGCTGTACCGTAAGAACGGCAACGTCGTTTTTACCTCTACGCTACTGCCTGCCTATCCCGCGAAGCTGCAATGCCAAATCATTGATGGTGCCATTAGTGCGTCTGACGTGCAAGTCTATGATTTGCGACTAGCTGATGTCAAACTTGATGAGTTTGGCAATGTTGAACCTGTGACGGGTTCAACTACGCTTAGTGTTAATGAGGATGACATAGAGAAGTTTACGCCAAGCGATCGCTATCGAGTTAATGGCGTAAACTTCTCCATTGTCGATAAGAACGAAAACATATTAACAGTTGATGTACCTATAACTGTTAACGGCAACGACGAGATTTACGCTGTGTATACAGCAAAGTTTGAGAATACACAAAACGTCAGTCAAGTGGATTTCAACTTCATCTTTAGCTTGTGGGGAAGAGATGAAGACGGAAAATTAAAACGGCACGCGATCGCTTTTGACATCTATATAAAACCTACTACTTCCACTGAATTTGTCCGCCTCTACCGAATATTTGTTGCGAACAAAAATCAGGGGGAAATACGGCGCGGCTTAAAAATCAAAAATTTACCGTTCGGAAAATATCAATTTGAGTTCCGCTCGCTTGAAAGAGTGTCTGGTGATTTGCCTATTCTCCGATTAGGCGATGGAGGTGCGCTCACGAGCACGCCGTCAGGCATCACTATTGGAGCAAATTCTATCATCCTTGAAACTGAGTATGCAGAACCACCAGATGATGATGACGCCAATGATGATTTAGATTTTGATGACAAAGAGCAAATTAGTAGCCAAAACGGGGCACCGGGTCGCATCACCTCCATCAATGAGATTACACTGCCGATTGATTTAGGTCACCCTCAAGTATCGCGTTACCCTAAGCTTTCATTACTGGGGTTAAAAGCGATCGCCTCGGAGCGCCTACAATCAACTCCAACCCCTAGCGCTCTCTTTCGTAAGGGTAGAATAGGATGGGCGTTGCTTGCTGCTGGTGAGGCGGCTATCCCTTCTCTAGACAATCAATTGGTAAGCTTCGCTGAGAATTTTGTTGCACTTGGTATACAGCCGGGCAATAGAATCAGAAATCTTGACAAGAAAACTGATGAGGCGATCGCCTCTGTCGCCATGTCTGCATTGAGCACTATTGCAAGTATGCAATGGGAGAAGGGCGATCGCTATCTAGTCTATGTGGAGGAGTCTCTCTGCTATTTCCCAGACGTTTTGGCGGATGCAGTGCGATCGCCAGACGGAGGACTGCATGAGCTGGTGGACGCCGATCAAGTAATTGATTATGTGAGTTTCTTAAAATCTAAGCGGTTCTGCAAAGCCAATAATTTCTACTGGGACGGAACCCTGGCAGAAACATCTAATATCGTTGATTGGGCTGAAAGAGAAGCGCCCCTCTCTCTACTGTTTCCTTCCATCATTGACGGAAGATTGGCGCTAGTCCCTGAACAGTACGAACCCCCGATCGCAACCTTCAATGATGCTGTAATGGAATCCTACAGCGAAACCCTACTGCAACCCAAGGAATACAATCAAGTTAATGTCCGGTACAAAGATGGCAGTGATACACGGTTTAAAGAGAAAACAGTGACCATTGCAACTATCGAAGCATTTAACGGGTTAGAGCCTATATACGAGGCACCTACAATCGATGCAATTAGCTCGGTTACCAACTTTGCCCAAGCCGAAAGAATAGGACAAATTTTTTTGCAATCCTCTAGGTTCCAAGATAGAGGCATCAACTTCTCAACCGGATTGCAAGGCTTAGGTGCTAGACCAGGTAGCCTGATTGTTGCACTCTCTACAATTACTCAGATTTATCTTGAGAAATCAGGATTCGTTGTTGAAGTAGAGCCTTATGATTCAGTGATGCGATCACAAGTTATTAAGCTGTCACAGCCAATTGAGATTGGGTTTGACAGCAGCTATACAGTTTCCGTTTATCATATTGATGGCACTAACAATCAATCAAACCTTCCAGTTAATACGGCTACAAAAAACAGTGAAGTCTGGCTATCAATATCTGAATTAGACAATCCTATAATGCCTAACGGACGCAACAGAACGGGCGACTATATAGTCGTTGGCAAAAACTCGCAGCTTAGGCGAGTTTTTAGGATTGCTGGCATTGAGATTCAGTCGGAATTTAAATGCTCTATTGCCGCTACACGATGGGATGAACGGATGCTAGGAAATGAGGGATTAGTGACGGTTATCTAATATTAGATAACCGTCCCCACTGCATATAGTCGCCAAATCCCGTGAATCTTACTTTGCAATTGCTCCATTGGCAGCCATTGAGCGCCTCTAGAATAAGACATAAACACAATACCATTGTTTAGTATGGTGCCCAGCGCGATCGCCTTCCCAAATTTCAATGCAGCTAAATCACCATCTTTCGTAGTGTTAACCTTGGCTCCATAAAACCCCAGCATTTGCACTACAAAGTCATCAGGTAATGTTGTCTCATCATATTTTTGATACAGCCAATCTAAATTAGGTAACACAGAAAAACTGTATTGATTCCTCACCCAATAAGCTAAAGTGAAACAATCCCAGGTTTGCCAACAGTATTCACTAGTCGGCAAACTATTAGTTTGATTATTCATAATTTTATGTCATCAATAACAAGAAGGAAGTTTAATGATAATAGCATTCGGTAAGTATTTTTCAATTAAATAAAGCATCATATCCCATTTACCACCACCTAAACCAGCTCCAATCCCATAAGGTAAATAAACAGGATAACCCGTCTCTTGTTGCCAAAGACTTACAGCCTTAAAAGAATTTGCCGCTGCCTTGTAATTTGTATAGCACACTCCTTTTGTTTTTCCATAATTATCCTGATTGACTAAATTAAAAATCCATAATTCATCATTTACTTTGATTTTTTGTGCGTCACCTAATTTTAATTGATTTTGCTCAAGAGCTAACTTATAGCTACTGAAAACTACAGGATACTTTGTCTTTATTTGTTTTGCCAAACCTAATCCCATAACCCCCTTCAAGTTAACCTGATGACAAATACCTCCCTTTTTTATATCAAGTAAATTGCCGCTTTTAATTGTAATTTTCATGATAGTTGCAATGTCGATGAACTTCTAGGCACCTGTACTAGACCCGGTAAATCAGGATTGCCGTTACCTGTACCAGTTCGCCAATGTACAGAGGGGATAGAACCCCTACCTGTGATGCTTAATGGCGACTGCATATTGATTCTGATCGATGCTCCATCATACTGAATTGGATCATCAGATAACTGAAATCGCCACACTTGAGGAATGTCACTAGCCAAGTAAGGCAAATACACAAGGCTTACATTAAGAAGCGATCGCCTCAGCCCGCCATTGTCCTCTATAAATTGCCTATATGTTTTATCGTTGGGCAACTCTAGCGTTGCATTGCTAGAATTCGGCTCTAAACTTCGGGGTGGAGGGGTGAACTCTCCCATGGCAAGGTAATTGTATACCTTACCGTCCCCATCCCATTCAATGGGTTCAATACTAAAGTTTTGATACAGAAAAATTAGACCATCCTGTAATTGCAATCTTACTAATAACCCAACCTGAACTGACGCTAAATCATAGGATTGAATTGTCATCTGTGTTCCCTGAGTTCATCAATTGTTATCCCTTGATTTGCAAACATTCTCGCCTGCTGTATAGCAAATAGCGCCATTTTCCTGCAATTCTCGTCTTTAATTTCATTGACAATTCTTGCAAAAGCAAGAGCACTATTGCCGATCTGCTCATGCTTAAGTTTACGGCTTTCTGTTTGCGGCGGATGATAAGTGAAATACTCTTCAATGGGTAGTTCCATTAAGCGATCGCTCCTTTTAACTCAACATTTACATTATAAATACCACACCCTTTCAGTACCATAATTAATTCTCCATCTACAATAATCTCCCTGTCCTGCTGGCTTACAACTACCTCCATTGATAAAGATTCTTGATTGAATCGCCAATATGCATTACTGGTATTTGCAATTCGTTTAACTATTTCATCGGGATGATAGAAAATGCTATTTGGCAACAGAAAAGCGTCACCATACATGCCGCCGACTAAATCCCAAAAATACCAAATTGCCCTCAAGTTATCGGGTTGAATTGCCTGGTATTCTAATGTCATTGTTTGCCCTATGGGCAAAAATTGAGTCCTTACATTCTGAGTATTCCCGTCACGAAATTCAGAGCGTGAACCCTTGTATGATGCTGTCATAACAGGGCTGATTCTATTAGGCTTAGGAGTGGACGGATAAACTAACATTTATAATGTCTAATATTGGACTTTCACGTTAATTCTATGAGATCGCCTATTGCGCCGCAACCCGGTAGACCACGAGTTATTGACCAACTATGGAGAACACTTAATCAGTTCCGTAAATCAATTATCCAAGGATATAAACGCCCGATCGCGCATATTTATAGTCCAGTAAGCTTAGATAGAGAACTAGATAGCGATCGCAACTACGATCAGGAGATTTATAGTTGGGTCATTCGAGATCCGGAGCGCAACATTCCGGTTGTTGAAATGGTAGAGCGATCACCTGAAGTGAGACTATGCCTAGGTCGCATTCAAGACGCCTTATGGGGTTCTCATGAGGGAGAAAACGGGTTTACAGTAAGCGATACATTGGATGATGAGGAAACGCCAATAGATCCAGAGGTCTATGAAATCTTGATGAATGTGCAAGAAGTTTTGGTGGGGCGATCGCGCCTCAAGCCAGTAACACGCGAAATGATTGCCTATGGTGACTGCTTTATGTCTGTCTCGATCAATCCCAGGACATCGCAGATCGAGGCGATCACTGAATTGCCGACGTTTGAAATGTTCAGAGTTGAAGATAGGCAAGGCAGGCTTTTAGGTTTTCAGCAAAGATGGTCAACGAGCGATACTCGAAACGCTGTGTCCTTCCATCCGCTTACCTGCATTCATTGGCGCTATGCACGGCAATGGGGGAATATCTATGGCACTCCAATGTTTAGCGCTGCATTGAACGATTGGCATCGACTTTGCCAAGCTGATGAGGATTTAGCCAAGGGGGCTAACGCCGTGGGCGTCAACCCCTTGATTCATCAACTACCAGATGTTTACACTGACGAAGAGGTGGCAGCCTATAAACGCGCTATAGAGGAGCAACAGGCTAGGGGTGTGGTCAATGCCTATTACCCCCCTGCGGATGTCATCATCCAACCCGCCTACAGTACAACACCCAACATTGATGGATTAATTCAATATTTCAAGCTAAGGAGCGATCGTATCCTGGATCAGTCCTCTGTCCCTTCTTACCTTTCAGGGCGCGAGATATCTGGGGCTAAGGAGATAGGAGAGCAACCTGCAATGGCTTTTGCGCGCCTCATTAATTCAATCCGTAATGACTTTACAGGACTAGGACAACCCGGTTACGATTCTGGATTAAGGCATTTGTTCAATTTGGCATTAGCGCTCGCAGACATTCCCAAAGAAAGATGGTTGTATAGAATCATTTTCCCCCCTGCTTATGTGTCTGTATATCAATCCACTAACGGGCTATCAGTTGAAGCTGACAAAAAGGGAATTGATGATATTTCAGCCGTCAATTACAAATCGAATTATCAACTTAATGCTAATCCTAATCACTGGATTGGCTGTTGCCTTCCAGAAAATCTAACCGATCTGGATAGCCCCAATTGGGGCGATGTCCCAAGGCAGATTAGAGAAAGATTGATAGAAAGTTTAGTTAAATTTTGACATTCAATGTCTAATATTAGACATCAAGCCTTGATTTGTAGGCACCAAATGCGTTACGGTAAATGCAATCTTAGGTAAGTTGCGAACCCGAGCTGCTTCTCCTCTTGAATATCTTTACTGTGTTTACCATGAAAAAGAGATTAGAGTTGACTCGACTTTCAATAACTGAATCAAAGATTCTTAAGGTATTGCTAAACAAAGAGTTGTATAGCTCAGAAATATTAGAGGCATTGAATCAAGAAAAGCTGTTTTTGCGACTTGGCTTCAGGGATCTGTATCCTGCATTAAACCGCTTAGAAAAAAATGATTTAATTTCATGGCGATGGAATAATAATTTCAATGAAACAGGTATCGCTCGCAGGAAATACTACAAAATAACATCTACAGGTAGAGTCATTGCCGAAGATATCAAGCCATAACAAAAGCCCCTGTATTTATAGCAGTAAATACAGGGGTGCATGACGCATTGTGTTGGGAAAAATTTTAAATTTATAGGTAGATACTAACCCAATTATTATACACTAACCTTGCTAGAAATAGGTAAAAGCAATTGCTTTACTAACTTGGGAGGAACACAATACCCTAAGCCTTGTCCAACGTGCCGACCCGGTAACTGGTAGCTATCAGGAAACGAGCATAAACGCGCGATCGCTCGGATAGGGAGTGACCATATCCCTCTATCGTTAACTACGTTTATGATTTCTTTCCTTGCCGCATTCTTCCCGTCCGTGAAACTACTTCGAGTGAGCGTCCAGCATGGTTCGTTGTGCCGCCTTACGCAGATATTGATTCCAGTGCGCTGAATTAGTACACCTTTACTTAAATCATAGCTAGAATCAAGTGATCGCACTAGTGCGGCGCGCTGCTCTTTGGTTAACGTAGCGGAAGGAATTAACTCAATTCCCGCGATCGCTTCTTTCCACCCCACTTGACGCTTTGCTGGTAGAGGAAATTCCCACTTCCCTTGCTTTGACGCTAACAAAAATAAGCGCTTTCTGTTTTGGGCAACTCCATAATCAGCCGCGTCAAGAATTGCTGTTGAAATAGTATAGTTACCTTGATTAAGAGCTTTGACTATTATGTCCAGGCTCCTAGTTTTTTGATAACCAACTACTTGCTCCAAGCAAAAGTACGGCGCGTCACAGCGGATGATCGCCTTGACGGTATCTGTTGCCATCTGCGTATCGGCTAAAGTCTCTTGAATCACTCCGTTATTGCGAAACGCCGACAAAGCACTAAAACTTGCACACACAGGCGATGCCTGCAAGATGTCGCAACCTGGTAGCAAGTCTGCAACCTCCCCTACGGGATTCAAATAGAAATCCGCGTCAGGAAAATTTGCATTTGAAATCTCCTGGCATGTTGCCGAATATGCTTGATTTTCAATATCAAACTCAACAGAGGCGGCTACTTCTATACCCGCCATTCTCATTCCACACGATACCCCACCGATACCCGAAAACAATGTAATCCCAGTTAGCTGTGCCACTTTAACTCCTACTATTGTCTAATATTGGACAAATTAACTAACTAAAAACCCTGGTAGCGTTAACTGGATATTGCCTTTTGGTAGTTTTGCTGCAACATGTTTCTTTTTTTCTTTCCATGCTGCATTGACCGCGCCCGACCTAAGCGCTTCCGGTAATGCTGCGTCTGCAACCCAATGATCTGGTGGATAGTAGCTATATTGAGCAAAAAACTCCTCTATGCACCCATCTAAACCATGCTTAAAATCACGTAGCAACATTGAGTGGAATGCCGCGATCGCTCGTGCTTCACTGTCATTATGAACCAGGCGTTCCAACTCACCAGGGGACTCGTATTTAGTCCCCTCAATAATGAATGCTTCGCCACATACTTCACATGTTTTCCGCATTAAATGATTAGAGGCAAAACATACAGGACAGGATTTTTCCGGAAAATCACCCTCGCCACTTGGCTCTGATAAATCAAAGTCTTCTCTAGTAATTATTGTCTCTTCAAACCTTCCAAACTTTTTGACCACACCAACACAATCAATCACCTTAAAATGCGTTTTACCGGGTGCGATTCTTGCCCCACGCCCAATCCTCTGCATTACTCCTGACTTGCTCTCGCTCCGGTTTGCAAGTATCACGCAAGTTGCATCGGGAATGTCGCACCCCTCTGCTAACTTATTGCACGAAACTAAAACTCGAATAGTTCCTGATCGAAATTCGTCAAAAATTGAATCAACTGTTTTTGCAGACAACTTAGAAGTTACACTAGCTGCGGCAATGCCTTGATCTAAAAAGTAAGCTGCGACAGCATCACTAGCTGCGATTGATCCCGTGAAAATAAAGGTCTTTTCTCCTGGGCTGATAGTGTCCCATTGTTCAAAAATAAACTCAGGAGAAGCATCTAATTTCCCCTTTCTCTTGGGACGGAAATAAACAGGAGCAGCAAGATAACCGCGCTGGATCAACTCGTTAGACGGCGGCGCAAATACAGGAGCGTGGAAAATGTCTAAAAGCGATCGCTTTCCTCCTAACTGCCACGGAGTCGCAGTGACTCCTATTTTGCGCTTAGCGTGCCTTAACGGCTCCTCTAGGCTTTTAGCGAATGCCGTTATGTGGCATTCATCAACACAGTATAAAGTAACACGATTAGCCAGCCAATCAAGCGATCGCGTCTTTGATCCGAGCGACTGGTAGGAAACAATCTGAACTTGTGCTGATCTGTTCTCCTGTTCTCCACCTAAAATATACCCACATGTCAACCCCCATTTTTTCAATGTAACTTCTGTCTGCCTCGCGAGGTTGTCGCGGGGGACGATAAACGCAACATACCCTCCTCTCATCACTTCCCGCCATGACAGTGCAGCTGCCATCATAGTCTTACCGCTTCCGGTGCCCGAAACAAGGCAAGCGCTATCTAATTGATCCAGAATATTGACACACTCTAGTTGGAAGTCTCTTAAATTAATCATCATTGTGCTTCTTGAAATGAATCAATACCTGATATTCAATGCAGCAGGATTTATCAATGCGATCGCCATAATCTCGGTTAACATTCTGTTAATTGCAACAGATATATTGCTATTAATAGAATCTGCGAAATTCTCCAAACATTCACAATCTTTTGGGTCAAGATACACTTGCAATTTCTTGACCGATTTAGCAGATGAAAAATCAATTTTATGCTTTTCAATATGCTTTTTTGCCTGCAAAATTACCTCCGGTTTTTGTTTTTGAATCAAGCGATACTGTGCAATAAGCCTAGCTACTACACTAGATTCACTTCTAGCATCCCCTTTCAAGCTCTCTATTAGCTTCGCTGCCTGCGGACGGAGATAAAGGGCATATTTATATTTATTTCCGTCTCTGATTTTAAGACCCACGATTAGCTAGCCTAGCAACTATCTTCCTATTCTAGGTGTCTAACACCTCCTGCGTCTACGGGGGAATCAGTCTTATATTGGACTGCTCGGTAACTAATACCAGCTACAACAGTACCTACTACTAGGGCTGTTACCAGGCATGAATAAGCGATCGCCTTGATAGGTAGCTTGTTTAAAACTGTCCCAGCTGCACGGCGTTCGTAATGCCAATTTACGACCGGCATTTCCCAGACCCAGAAATCAAACCATTCCCCATGTCTTCGCTTAGAGGCAAATAGTTTATGTAACTCGGCTTCTGTTCTCTTGGAATCTTTAACCTGGATGTACCGAATTCCTGTTATCGGGCACGGGGCTTGTTCGCTATTTAATTCTTTCAGTCTGCGTTCTGGGTCGTTACTCAAGCCAATCTTTCTGCGTTTCAAAACGAACGAAAGAATGCCGTGAAAACCTTTCGCCTCAACAAGATAGATAAATTCCCCATTCTTGTCATCGCGACTCATATATTCGGGCATATGTTCATATTCTGTCGGCGTAGTCATGTTTTTTGTTACTCCTCATTATTTTCTAATTCAGTGGATTCGACCTTAAGAATGTCAAGGATTCGCTTAACGCGCTGCCCAAGGGATTCACACATCAACGAATCGTAAGAGCTAGATGCGCGCCCCTCTCGCACACCGTAAACGTGCCAAAGTAACCCCTCTCTGGTAGTTACATTCGGCTGATCTCCGTCCGTAGCAAGTGCCCTCCAGAAAAAGAACCATTTGCAGGTTACCAGCTCCAATTCGGTTATTTGCTGTGTTCTTGGTTTTGGTAAAATCGACGGCTTAAATGCCATCATCTCAGCCACTTGCTGTTGATAGTTCAGTTGCTGGGCAACACCTCTTCTGATTTCCGGTTCTATATCCTTAAATGTTTCGCCAACCCTCATTTGCTCAATTTCAGGTACTTGCTGAGTGTAAAACTGATCCATGCGATGCAAGTCAACATTAGGCGATCGTCCATTAATTCTTGTATGAACACTTACCATTGTTAGCCGCCATGCCCGTGCATAGCCATTCGGTTCCAGGACAGGTATTTCTTTTAGTCCAAACTTGTCAATCATCCATATCAGTAAACCTTTAAGCGCCGATTCGGTTTTCTTGCCGACAACCCACGGCATAAAATTAAGCACAAAGCGCCCGTCAGGGAGAATATCAGAGTTGCAATAATCGCAGGGAATCCCATTTTCTTTAAGCCAAAGTAACACCTTGTCCGAACGGTCACCCCATTCCGTGCCATCTTGCCCAGACAACTTAATATCCCTGCTTTCTGCTATTTGCTCACGTAGCATTTGAATTGTTGCCTTTAATGCCTCAATCTCTCGGATCTTTTCATCCATCTCTTGGCAGTGAGGCACTAACCAATTCTCGTAATTTTGTTCAGCCTCCTTTCTTAAACTTGTTTTTAGTTCCTCTAGCTCCACAATTAATTGATCTCTGTTTTCAACAAATTGATTAGCCAAAGCTTCCTCTGCCTCTTCTAATTCTTTTGCATCCGCTGCACGCTTAGATTCTCTTTCTTTCTCCCATGCATCCCAAAGTTTTTTAACTTCGGTTTCAATCTCGTTTATTTTTGCTGCTCTTATTTCTTCTAGTTCCTCTTCTAAAATGTCTAATTCTTCTTTTAGTTCGTCTTTTAGTTGTCCTGCTTCAATTGCAATTTGCTGTAGCTTCAAGGCGCGATCGCTTTCAAGTTGTTCAATCTGCTGGCGCAATATTTCTGATTCTTTTTTTAGCCTAGATAACTCAAGCTCTTGCACCTGTTTCAGTTCATCTCTGAACATGTTTTCATCGTGCTCTAATTTACGCCGAAACCTATCTCGGTCACGTGCTAATTCTGCCTCTAATTCCTTTTTCGCTAAACCGATCTCTGTCTCAATGGTTCGTTTTTTTGAAGCAATCTCCGCCTCTTTGGTTTCCAACAAAATCAGAGCTGCATCTAGCTCTTTATATTTTGCCTCTAGTAAAATCTCCTTTTGATTCAATTCAGCTTCTCTGTCTAGCTTCCTTAAAGCATCCCTATGCCGCGATTCCTTAATATCAATCGCCTGCAATGCACAAAGCCCACTCCCTGACAATCCTACGATTAACTTAGTTGCATTCGGCAAAGGGCTTAATAGTACTCCTATGCCAGCAACAGCAAACACGAGCGCCATCAATCGTTCACGCTCTTTACCTTTGGTTCTTTCTTCTTTTTTTGTCATTTCTCCATCTCCCTTAGTTGTGATGGGCTAGGTCGCCAATAACAACCTAGCCCTGTCTAATATTAGACTTATAATTCAACCACCCTGAAAACCACAGTTACAGCGATCGCGCTTAAAATAACTCCTGCCACCAGGGAAGGCATGACCAGCTGTAGCAATGAATGCAGGGTCAATGCAATGAGTAGCCCACTGAGTAGCAAAAACACTGTGTAGATGTCACACTTCATTTACTGATTTCTCCCCTTGCTTTAACTTTTGCCATTATGCGATCGGCTACCGTCAGCTGATTCGCCGTCTTATACGTTTGCACGTCTAGGCGCGACTGAGCACCTTTGCGAATAACAGCGCGAATTCTGGATTCAATGTCATTGATCTGGGACTTGTGATTGATGCGATCTACTTTATCCTCCTGATCTAATCGGTTCCAGTCGCTCCGATATCGAATATCCTGAGTACGGGTAATATTAGACTGTTGTCGCTTATCGCCTTGGTAGGCTGCCTCATCTCTGGTGTCGGCTACTTTTTCTGCCTCTGACTGCAACTCAAATGCAGCTTTTAGCCCGGACAATGCAGTCAAAGCTTTTTCCTTTTGAACTTGGATGCCCTTGCGTTCAACGAGAGTTTTCTCAATTTCGACCCCCATCGCGTTCATTACACGAGACAGCTGATGCTTGATTGCATCTGCCTCTACTGCATCAAGCGCTCCATACTTAGCCTGCAATTGATCAACGGTTAGATCACCGCTCATCAATCCCATCATTTCCTGCTCGACTAATTCAACGCGATCGCTGGTAACCGCCGTAAATTTTGCAACTAGACTGGATGCTTGCTCCAGCAACTTAAAGGCATCTTGCTTTTGAGGGTGCTGCTCATCTATTAACTCAGCAGATATAGCCTGAGTGGGTCGCGGGACAACGCTTAAGCCCCCTGCAACTTCATTAGATACATTCAATGATTGTGCTGCATTTGCCTCGGTTGCCGGAGCACTGGAATCCGAAGAATCAAGCTTGTGTGTTTTTTGGAACGTTGCTTTTGCTCTTGGCATACTGGGATTAGATTGGTATTAGATGGTGAACTAATACCATGATAGCCCTCTCAGCACGTTGCATGCACCCCTTTTTTGATAAGACTTAGTAATTGATTAGTCGTAACCGAGGCGATCGCGCTAATCACTCAGTTGTTGCACTAACTCTCTGAAATAATCCACTCCACAATATGTCAATTGCCCTCTTATCCGTACATGCACCTGATCTCCGACTACCTCTAGCTTTTGTACTTCCCAGGGTGCAATGGTATAGCCCTCGACGATTGAGAACACCTTAGCAACCACCGTCTTGATACTTGTGATTGCCTTGGAGACAAAACGAGCACCTACACCTCTAATTACCACAAACCAGCAATTACACCATTCCTGGGCAATCTTTACTTGGCTAGGCGCGACTTTTAAATGCTTTGCTAGACGCTTGATTCTAGTGGGATAACTCATCTCATTTAGTTGTACGCAACTTTATATACTATATCTAACACCCTATTTTAATGTCAATACTGCGGGTCTAATATTAGACAATTGACTAAAAGAGTAGATGACACCCTAGGTATTTTGCTAACCTTGCTCTGCGGATTGCGTAATTGCAGAAATTAAGCGCTTAACTCTTGTCCCCAGGTTTTCCGCGATCGCAGGTCGGTAAACCGACGATGCGCGCCCCTCCTCAACTCCGTATAAATGCCGAAGTAACAATTTCCTCGTTTTAATATTTGCTTCGCCTGTTGCAGCTTCACGCCAATAATAAAACCATGCACAAGAAAGCAATTCCGGTGGAGTAAGTTGACGAGACTGAGGTATTGGCAAAGGGACAGGAGGTCTAAAATTCAGCATATCTATCTGTTTAGAAGGAAAAGGCTGAGAATCTTCCGCAGCAATATTTGATGTAATCCCCGTGGAATACTTGATCGCCAAAGAACCGGGATGCCGCTGTAATTGCACGGTCTGTGAATAAATGCTTGCCAGTTGTGCATCTAAATCTGTAGAGCCATTAACGGAATGCTTTAGCAAGCGCCGCGCAAATAGCCTTAATTCCTCAGACAATTCATGATCGCCAAATTCTTTTCTCATTCTCGATTCTTCACTTAATCGCTCGGCTAGCGATAATGTTCGAGCAGAAATGCCTTTGACTTCGTCACCTTGGTTCGTGGCATGAATGTTAACGATGTGTTGACATAACTGAATCATCTCAGCAATTAATTTTCGAGTTCTCTCTTGCTGTTGAGCCAGCTCGTTTTGGTGCAGACAAATAGCATCTAAGCGCTCAAGGATTACATCCAGCTTTTGCTCGGAATTCATGATGTTAATCGGTGATGGTGGTGTGCTGTAATTCATTCTAACACCCATCAACAAAAAGAAAAGGGTAGCACATACTACAAAAGGAAGCAAACAGCAGACTTCATTCCAGTTAAATAAATGACGCCTGAAACCCTTACTGGAAGGAGGAAGTCGAAAGGATTTGAAAACCTTGATTTTGCGTCGGAAGTCCTGAAATCCTCTTCCTGCAAAGGTTGCAGCAACGGAAAATTATCAAAATCGTAACAATTCTTTACAAAACCAACCGATCAAAATCTTCCCTGTCATTAATGCCGCGTTTTATATCTTCCTGACGTATTTTACGTAACCTACTTTGACGTATGTGAAACCCGCATGGTTGAAGGATTTCGCATTTTGACGATATCTCATCACCAAAACGCTAAAACCCGCATGGTTAAAGCATTTCGCTTTTCATGTCGGGTTCATTTCGCGAAATCAGTGATGTGCTTACCGCAAAATACACCGATTTGTGTCAATAAAATACTTCCAGCGATCGCCTAACTTCCGTGATACTTCCTTAAATCCTGTAGTACGACTTGAAGCATGAGTGTTAGTTGCGGCTATGCTCCGGGCAGTCACAACACGGCAAATTCGGGTTAACAGCGCACTTTAAATATGCATTGCCCGAAAAAAACCTACAATCAGTCTTCACATGGCTCCACAATATGCTTTGGCGCGATCGCAATAGCTCTATAATCTGCGCTTCTGTTAATTCTTTACGCCAAAACAGATCAAGTTCCTCACTGGTCAGGTATTGCCTCCACTCAAAACCAAACCGTAGGGCAAGCTCAGTTGATTGCAGTTGATGTCGCTGCATTGTCTCTAGCCTTTTGCGAATCCTGTGCAATTCAATGCAGTTGTCAACCAAATAAGACGTCAATATGTAGCTGATAAGGGAAAAAACAAATAATTGCCAGGGTGCTTTTACTTGATCTGTACCAAGAGCAAAACACAACTGGAGTAAAGTGATAGCGATCGCTGTGTACTCTTCCTTAAATAATCTTGCTGCTTTTTTCATTGTTTGTTCTCCAGTCTAATATTAGACAACATCTACTACAGCCCACCAAACAGATATTTTGTAGGCATATCATCAGGCAATGCGCAAATTCTCGCAAAAATGATGTCATTATCCCTGATGTATTTAAGCCACTGATCGGCGACGTGACGCCCATTTTGCTCACCAATGCTTAGATAAGCATTGACAAATTCGTCGGCATGAAAATCCAGTAAGCCCTTGATTCTTCTGTATTTTGGGGCATTAAGATCAAAATCTGGACGCAAAACCATAAAGACCTTTGCGTTCCGTTTGCACAGATAGAGAGGTATTCCTGTCCTGTAGAGCGCCCCCACCAAGGCTTCCGTGCGAATTTCTAAATCAATGTCGTTTTTTGCTCTGGATATTTCAGAGCGATCGCTAATAAGTTTTCTGACTTTGGCGGCGATCGCGGCAAAGGTTGGGAAAAGCATACTGTCTGACTCCGAATAGCTAGCAACAAGTAAAAAGCAAAGGAGATCACGTTCAATTTTAGCGACCTCTTTTGCCTCTAATTGCAAGCTAGCTAAACTAGTGGATTTTTTTAGTTTAGCTAGCTGCGACAAGGGATTTAGCCCTGCTGTTTTTTCCTTGCTGCTAGCCTCTGAAAAGGGTCTAGCGACTCATCCTCGACGGTATTTTGGTTTAATCGTTGCTCGGCTTTCTGTTGTTCCTGGACTTCCAGCTGTCCCAGGATGGCATCGATGTCTATCCCCAATGCCTTAGCTAATTCAACTGGATGGTTAGCCGTTGAAGTTCCTTGCTCGACTAGCAAGTCTTCGCGATCGCTTAGTTCTTTTTCTCGTCGCTGAATTTCCTGCAACTCCGCCGCAATTTGCCCTGTTTCACGTGCAGCAAATAATTCTTTCTGTCGTTGCGATCGCTGAAAGCCTTCCAGAAAAGCAATCTGACATTCGCGATCATGAAGTGCCTGATCAAACTTCTTGATAATAGTCTGACTTAACCCAGTCGCAGCTGCGACGTCTTTGATCTCTGCTAGCTTTAGCTTTTGGTGAATTTGAATTTCACCGCTACCTGACTGCTCTTTTGGTGCATTTACGGATTCTTGAGTGTTGCTAGATACTTCACTCTCTCTCCCTGGATCTACTTCCTTCCCGGCAGACAAGGCAGGCATCGCATCACCTACGCTGCTTCTGGCCTTAATAGCTGCTACAGCCAATCGGGCATTACGAGCGATCGCCTCAGAAACAATAGAGTCCTCCTTTGCATTCTTGATGCCCATCTTTGACAAAAGAGGGATAAGGTCATTGGCGTCTATTAGCAGTTCCTCTGCTAATAATTGAGCTGTTAATGTCTCTGTTTTGCCATTTTTGCTAGTCATTATTTTTTCCTTGGTGATTTTTTCCGAGTTGTAGACTGTGGTTGATACTTGAGAGTGTCTAATATTAGACTTGGTACCGTCCATTGCGTATACGCGATGCAGTCGGCATTACTGCATTTATAGGCATCTAAGCCAGGAACGGCGATCGCCTTGCTGCATAGCCTGCATCTGCCGTAAGGGTAGCGACGTGCCATGTCTTCTGGTATTTCTTGAAACAATGCCTCAATTGTATTTTGAGGTAATGACGGCATGGTGTATCAATCTCAAGAAGTTGTGTTTTCAGGGATATCGAGGGGATGCAAATGATTCACCCGATAGCATTCTAAAGAGAACTCAATGTCATTCCATATATTGACTAGATCGGAAAACTCCTTGAGTAACTCAATTTGGCGTCGGCGCAAAATTCGATTGTCAATGCCATTGATACAAGTAATTTGCTGGTATTCGTAGCAATGCTCAAACAACAAATCGCGATATCGCTTTACAGTGCGATCGCTCTTGCCAAGATACTGACAAATCCACTTTACCCGCGCCGACTTTGGAATTTCAGCTGATCCAGTAGAGCAGGTATCAAAAAAGAACTCTTGCCTCTCTTTTGCTGACTCTGACGGAGAAAGCCGTCTAACCTCTAGTTGCTGCATTTGCATCGACCTCTTGTCCCTATATCTAACACTATAGGGGTGCGTGCAACGTGCTGGCAACCCTATAGTGCTAGGTATAAACAAATTAGATTGATTAAGGCAAAATACATAAAACAACCTGCGTACACGTTGCAGACACCCCCGCAAATGATAAAGTAAAAGCTTCAAGGCTAAAAGGGACTAAAAATGGCAGACAAAAGGCAGACCTACAAGGTGAATCTGTACATTCCAGGATTTCACTATTTACTGGCGAGGGCACTTGCGGCAAAAAACCAAGAGCCAGTAGGAGCGTTACTCAAGCGCTTAATTCTTCCCCAAATTGAAGAGGCAGCCTCTAGTAGCTTCCGGGCATCTAACGCACTCTTTAGCGCGATCGCTAAAAATGAAATCTCAGAAGATCTCGCGGCTGAATTAATGATACATTTACGGGCAAACGGAGAAGTTGCCGAAGAAAACGACGCGCCACAAGAAGAGGTATAATAAAGGATTACTGCGCGTACAGGCGTATCAAGCGAATCTTACACTACAAAACCGTTTAGCTACCCTAGCGCTAAACGGTTTTTTCTTTGACTTGTCAAATATTAGACAGGTTCTAACTAATCTGCGTTATAAGCCGTATCTTCGTTTATCGACTCTGACGCTAAAGTTATCCACAAGGCATTATACAGGGAGCCATCGACAGCGGCACAAAATTGTTCGGCGATCGCCTTACTAGGGAATAACCCAATGGCTTCGATGCCCTCAGTGTCTACCTGCATTCCCCAAACCTTCCAGAATGGTTCCAAGAGAATCACTTCAACGCTACGATACCCTGTATTCCAAAAGTATTTAATTAGGTAATCATGTCGCGTATCCGCGTTGGTTACATTACTATGAGCTTCCAAAACCTTGTGTTTGTAGCCGCCACGTGGTAACGGCGATCGCAAAGCAATAACCCAAAAACCCATCCTTTGAAATGCCTTAACTTGCTCTACTCTTTCGCTATCTGCCTGAATATCGCTAAGGGACTGAGCAGTAATTGTTAATGCAGAAACTTCCACAAGTGACTCCTATCGACTACAGTACAAGCACAGGAGAACCGATCTCCTGTGTGCTTATTAATTAATACTCAAGTCCAATTCCGTAACCCTCATAATATGGACTATCTTCAGTAAATTCAGTAATTTTGGGTTCGCGCGTCATCCCGTGGCGTAGTCCTAAATCAAACTGCGACCTATCTAATTCGTCTGTCCAATCATTATGCTTATTGCTCAAAGCCTGTAAAAGTACCTTCCAGCGTCCACTTCCTCGGTTATCCTCATCGCCGACAAAGCCATTAGAATTAGTCGCTTCGATTGCTTCAACGCAATCCAGAGTAGCAGTCCAATGAGCTTTTACTACCTGCTCGTCTTTTAAGCAATAAAGGCGATCGCGCCCTAGTCCCCGATCTTCAGCAAAAGGGCAATTACTGCACGCAACGCTAAAGTCAAGAAGCTGTGCCTTGGTTGACATTTGTTTTTAACTCAATCACGAATCTTACCTCTAAATACTAACACCCTCTTTGTGTGACTGGCAACATTTCTGCAAGGCGATTATTTGTCTAATATTAGACTAGGACAAAAAAGACTGCGTTTATGTCGCAGTCTAGATCATTACCTCCACCGTGCTGTGTGAACAGCTTTTACAACAGGGCGTCACCAAGAGAGCTAAACCCCTTGGATTTGGTAATCGAGGTGTTTTGTTCGCTGATCAAGCACCTAATATCTACTGGATCAGAGCTTTCTCCACCTGCCAACCTCAACTGTTTTTGTCCTTGCTCATATGATTTGCATAGCTGGACAAATCGTTTTTGCCGCCAAACAAGATCTTCGCTGCTAAGCTCCCCTAGTCCGGTAAAGTTACCTAATTGAGTCAATGCATACGACTGAGCGGGGGTCAGGCTCTCTTTTACTTTTAGCCGAAAAGCAGTATGATCCTTGTCTCGTGAATTAGCGATCGCAGCAGCTTCCAAGATTGACCCCCACGCATCCTGAAGCGTAATATCTTGAAGTGCGGCAGGGTCGCCTTTAAGCAATCCCACAAACTCATCAATGGCTGGGATGCGATCGCGCTGCCTCATGCAAAGCGTGACAGCCTGCAAGAATTCCTCGTCTGTCAAGCTTTCGCTGCACACAGAAAACCATACCGAAATTGCTGTTTCATTGGCAGGCTTGCCGTAGTATTCCAGTAACTCTTTCAAAACCTTAGTAAATTGCTCAATATCGTGAATCATGGTACACTCCTTTTACGGTGATGGAATTATTTGACACAAAGCGATTGCTTACCTTGAATCAGGAGACTATAAGGGGCGATCGCTTATTTTTCTACTTACTGCAAAGTTCTCTTTACTAAGTCAAAACCACGCGCCGCAGCGATCGCTTTTAACATCTCGTCATCTTCTGAATCGTCTGAATAAACAAGGCACTGGATAGCGTAATAGCAAGTAGCCTCAAATGCTTCCCTCGTTGTCACGTGTTCTTTTGACCAAATCTCTGTGAATTTATCCTCACCATAATCTTCGGCGGAATACCAGATCTCAGCTAGTTCTGCACTTAGCTTTTCAATCAATTCTTCTGTGTTGTTTGTATTTTTGCTCATCTCTTTTTCGTGTGAAATCTTAGAGTAATTGACTGTGGGTATGCTTATTCTTCATTGATGCACCGCTAGACTGGCAACTCAAGCTGGTTAGACCCAAAAACCCTGCCCATGCGTGTCTCAAAATCCTGCTTACTGGTAGAACTTACGAGGAAGTCTACAAGACGAGTTACATGGGGAGTGAGGCGATCGCGGATGTCTTGGTCAATAAACTGGTGGATTGCGACATCGCGCTTACCGTTGATAGGTGGATTGAGACGATTGACTTTGCACTGTTCCCCTGGTGTCATCCAAGAATAGCAGTAAGTCCAGTAGAAATTAGCGCCATACCAAGCAAAGGCTTTCTCGCAAGCTTCCTTGTCATACATGCGCTTCCAGGGGGACGGCGTGTCAAGGATGCGGTCTAATTTGATTTTGGTCGCCAAAGCTTGGTCTTTGGTAATAGTAGGTGAAATGTATGCTCCTTCCTTGCGGATAGCAGGAATAACCTCGCGAGAAAGCCAGCGCTTAAACGGTTTTGCTACTGGCTTGCGACACTGAAATGCCATTTGGTAAAGACCCGACTCAGAAATAAACCAAACTTCCTCAAGTCCGCCAAGATCAACCTTTTGTCGCTCATCTTCATCTGTATTGGCAAGGATAGACACGGATGGGTTACTGTATTGCAGAATCTTGCAAGCTTGATAGCCATGAAACCACAAAACGCCGTCTTCATCCACGAAAGATTTCAGCTCTGTATTGTTGAAAAAGTTCAAGAACATACTCTAACTTTAGTGAGACTACCCTAATTATGCCTAATTAAAGTTAGGGTGCCAAGGATGCAATCTAATTTGATTTTGGCTGCGATCGCTCATGGTAAAATGCTTGTAGCATCTTAGACTTGATAACAACCGCCTTTCTTGTCAGTTGAGGCGGTTTTACCTTGATCTGAGGCGATCTGCGCTTCGCAGCAGCGCTTCGCTATCGCGAAGCGAAAATACAAAGCACAGGTCACCTATAATATTAATGGTTAAGCTACCATGCAAAGGTTCTCTTTCGACACTCAGAGCAACCTACCTCCTGTAGCTTGGAAGGCTATTGCCACAGGAGGTATTTCATGTATTATGAGTAGAATGCCCGATAGGTATAGAGTCTTAGGAAGCGGTGAAAGGAGATGCTTCACCGCTTTTTCTATCGATGCAGTGTATACTGTCTTACCATGCTTCTAAGCGATCGCCTTATTCCAGGGCGATCGCTTGTTCTTTAGTTGCTATTAGTATGCGTATATTTTTTTCAGGGAGACAATACATCAAGAATGCGGTCAGGAATCCTTGTTGGCTCTAAAAACCGAATTCTTTTACTTAATCCAATGGCAAACAAAAACTCTTGATACGTTGACTCGCCTATGTACCCATCAATATTCAGAAATAGAACTTCATCAGCCAATTTGATTTTTTCCAGATGGAGACAATCAAGCTGAGTTTTTGCTTCGGTGCTAATAGGTTCCAATTCGCGATGCATAAAGAACCCTACCGATAACACGATATTTCCTTTTAATGTTTCGAGCTTATTAGACTCTTCAAACGCTTCTTTAAATCTCGTGCTTCCGCATAAGCAAACAATTTTTGGTCGATCTATCGCAGCAGGAAAAGTATGTTCGCTCATTAGTGTGAATTGCCTGTATGGTAGCTTTTAACTATTCTAACACCCGTTCTGTCGTAATTTGCAAAAATGGTAAAATTCTTTTTATCTAATATTAGACAACCATGGGCACGCTAGACACATGTCCTCAGCTTAATGGTCTACTGGCAACGCTAAGTGAGCACATCAGCATCAATACGATTATGTAATAGTTTCAGGCTTGACGGGGGCGGTAAAGTAGGACATCAGGAACATGCGCGTAAGAAAGCAATGAACAAAGCGGATCATTGGCAAGGCGATCCGCTCTTTACTATCCGTCCATTAGTCGAATATCAGACTAACTCCGTTAGGATTGATCTAGCGCGAGTTGCGAGCACCTTAGCATCCAGAAACTCCTTAATTGCCTCATCTAGTTGTGGGCACTGGAGATACAGATTAATCTCTCGTTGAGTGCCATTACAAAGTCGCTTCTCTAGCTTACGGGTCAAGTCGTACTGCTTAACCCACTTACCCAGCTGGCTACGATGTTTAGTAACCAAACTGATGGGGTAACCAAGCTCCTCGGCTCTTTCTGCAACACCTAGCCAAGTCTCAGCAGGAGATAAAGCAGGTTGTTGTCCAAGTCCCAAGACATCGCACACCAAATCTTGGGCAGATTGCAAGAAGCGTGGATTCTTGATGTCTATACCAAAAAACTCCAAAGATTCTTTGAGTTGTACGGCTTTATCAACGCGATCGCAAGAAGTTAATGCTGGTGTTACCGTAGGCGCTGCATCCTCGACTTTGATTTTATAGCCTGCGATCTGGTAGAGGTAGAGACGGCAACCTGCGTTTAACATCTGTGTTGCCAGCCCAGGGTTATCTTTCACGATCCACTGAGAGATCAGAGTTTCTGGTATTAATGCAACGGTTCGTAATCCTTGCACTGTCTGGATTTCAGCGTTTTTTATGCCTTCTTTTGCAACGGTTCCTAAACGACGAGAGATCACTGATTTATCCTTTCCACTCATCCGAGCATAGCCAGAAACGGTTGCAAAAGCTTCGCCCGTTTGAGTATTGATTGCCAGCTCGATGCCATCTTGCTTGAAAACTGTTAACATGGTGTTACTTGAATTTAATTGAGTAGTAAGCCGCCTTTCCCTAGTAGTTGAGGCGGCTTTATCTATATTAGCTGGTCTAATACCCGACTTGCAATAGCGATAGGCAGGCGATCGCTTATTCTTTTTTTGTCTGTTTTAAATCCTGATGGTTAATATACGATTTTTGTTGTTGTGATAAAATCGACAGATCTAATATTAGACAAATCATGAGCACATTAGACATTTGCCCTCAACTTAATCGTTTACTGACAACGCTGAGTGGACATATTAGTATCAATGCGATCGCCCCTGCAACGCTCACAGAAATCCAACGAATACTGAGCAATGTAAAAACATCTGAGTATCCAAGTGGATACTATACCGGAGAAGTTGACGGCATACCAGGGAGGCAAACTGCGATCGCCTTTGCAAGATTCAAAGAAGATCATTGGTTGCAATATCCAGATATCTTGGGGCGCTCTACCATCCTTGCATTGCTAGAGGTGGCGAAAGGGGTGCATCCTGTAACCGAGCAGACACAGGATTTGAATCAAACACCTTTGTCTAGCGAAATAATCGGAACCCGTACAGGGGCGTCAATGCGGTTACCTGATAATCGGCTTGTATTTGCCAATGAGCTTATTGCCCCTGGTTCTTATCTCACTTGGGGCGAATTCACCAAAAACTGTACCCGACCACTGGAAGAAAAGTATCAAATTGCTAACGCGATCGCCTATGCCAAAACATTTGCATGGGTTCGTGACAAATGGGGTTCTCCTATTGGGATGACGTCTGGATTCAGACCCCCTGCGATTAACCGCGCCGTGGGCGGAGTGAGTGGTTCACAACACCCGTATGCCAACGCAGGCGATGTCTTCCCTATAACGGGTAGTATTTATGAGTTATTGGCAGTCATCAAGGTGTCGCCTTTCACGGCGATCGGTCTAGGCATGTGCAAAGGGTTTATTCACACCGATATCAGAAAAGGACAGTCTAACAGCAAAATTGTTTTTTCTTATGGATGTTGAGCGATAATATAGTTGTCAGGAACATACACAAAGCAACAAAGCAGGTAGCAATACCTGCTTTTATTCTTTATGATATTGTTGAAGTAGATGCACAGGTTACCGTCTCAAATCCAGGAAAATTACCCGGATTGAGACGGTATTTATAAAAATCAATTACCACCCTGTTTCATGCGATCGCTCTACCTGTCAGGTGATCGCATTTTGTCTACGATCGCGTCGAGTCTAATATTAGACAATAATTACCCCAATAAAAAACCCCTGATCCGCAGGAGTTAAGGATATACTGTGGGTGATCGCGGATTACATCAATCTTCGTGTAGCTTGGTATGGTGATTTATTGCACAAGAGTAACAAAGAGGTGAGGTAAACAAGTTTAACTGGCCGTTAGCTTCTAATCGCTCCGATTTTTGCTTATTTTTCCACCATTTTGGCGGCTGATCTTCCCAACCCCAAGGAAATGAAGGATAAACTTCTTTTTCTAGTTTTCTAATGCGTTCGGCAACTTCAGGATAAAAAACTTCTAATTGGGTTAATTCGTTACGTTGAGCAAATGCACCGCATAAACACTCCCCACTCATACAAAGATTGTCTTTAACTGGATTGCGAGGCAGTGCATGACTTTTCATATATGCCTGACAGTCCTCCTCGGTAAACAAGATTATTGGCGCAATCCAAACCTTCATTCCTACGCGGTGATGCATTTGACTTCCACTCATGAGTTTGCGATTACGGCGATCGCTTTCGGCAGTTCGGACGCCACTTACCAAGCCAATGCGTTTTATTCCTTTCTTTTTGCGATCGCGAACAAAGCGAGCTATTTGCCTTTCTTTAAGACAGCTATACATGAATTGATGAAGATTTGCACCGGGAAATCCCCATTGCAAGACTAAATCCCGATAAAATATTGGATCGGGCGTTCCGTCTGCTTTTGTGTTCTCTATTGCCCTATAAATATTGCATTCCCAGCCAAAGCGATCGCACACATCTATGACATATTGCTGTGTCTGTGGAATGCCAATGCCTGTGTCAATATGTAAAACTCCATTGAACTTTTCATGAGAACTTGCAATATGCGTAGATACCAATGAATCATGACCACCGCTAAACATTGCCCAAATTTCATCTATATTGTGAGCCGCGATCGCCCCGTCAATTATTTCCTTTGGATCAAAATCACAAGAATTATTCGTAATTAGCCAGGGTTGATTATTCATGTTTTCTACTTACTACTACACATTTATCAATGCAGTCTAACACCTTTGCGCTGAAATTGCAAAGGACGTTCAGTCCAATATTGGACAGCGATCGCGCCAATAAAATCCCCTGACTAGCAGGGGATTGAGAGGACATACAGCGATCGCGTGTTCTTCGCTTCAATTCAGATTCAGTGTAAGGCCTCTAGATGGAACGGGTCATATTTTCCCAGGCATTCAAGCGGCAAGCAAAAGCAGCCTCAGCGATCGCTAGCACTTCTTTCCTAAATTCTTGCCGAATATAAGGCGATTCTAGCGACTCATAAGGCACGCCATAGTCTTCAAGGTAAGCATTCCATTCTTCGTCATCTACTAGCGTTTCCGCTAGAATTCCATCCTCCACGTATTCCGGTTCATAAGTGCGGCATGTCCACATCGGTTTTGCAATACCCATGAGCAAGTCAATCAATTCTTGCTGGCTGTATTCGGCTTTGTCTTGGTTGACGTAATAAGTCATGGCGTTTGTTGAATCTCCACTTCATCTAATCTAACACCCTATACTAGGATTGACAAACAGCCTTAGTCTAATATTAGACAGTAACTCCAACAAAAATCCCCTGGCTAGCAGGGGCTAAGGATATACTGTGGGCGATCGCGCTTTGTAGTTATCGCAGATAACCCTCGTTAACAACCTAATGCTTTTGCACTTGACTTAATCAGACATCACGCACCATTAGTTCGTACCCCACAAATTCAGCATTACCAGCTGCGAAAAGATACTCAACTTGCCGTGTTCATAAATAGGCTGTATTATATTGATGGGTGATCCACTCTCAATAATCCCTATCAGGGATTGAAACATTCTGGTAGGAGCTAAGGATACCCTGATGGAAGGCGATCGCTCCCAATAATCCCTATTAGGGATTGAAACAAGCTATTGTCTTGCACTAGAATCTAGGAAATTCTGGCGATCGCTTGCATAATGATCGCCTCTAACTCCTCACTCATCGACACTTCCTTCTCTGCACAAAGCACCTTAAACTTTTTGTGCAGTTCTGGATTGATCATGAAACGATATTCTTTTTTCATTAAGCCTCCTGCGTTTAGCTATCTCTATCATAGGAGGTTTCTGCTATACCTGCTATTAGTAGAAATACTTATTCAATCGACTATTTAATGCGCTTACACTAAGGCGCGATCGCATCCAGTCTAATATTGGACAGCGATCGCAACATGGATTGACTTTTGGAAAGAAATCCCAGATAATACTAGGCTTTCTTTGCAGCTACCTCTTCAGCCTTAGATTTAGCACGTTCCAAAATCGCCTGAATTTCTGGCTTAAGTTTTGTGGGGTCTAATGGTTTGCGTTCTATGTTCACCTCTTGGGAGTCAGGTGCAGCTACGGGGGGCGTTAGGGGGGCTATTGGTATATTTGCTTGTCTGGCGAAATTCGTGAGGCTTGCAGGGGCTTTAAACTTAAAGGCATTTTCTGCGGCTTGCTGTGCCATGAGTTTGATTGCGATCGCTTCATCATCCTTGCTCGCACCCTTACTCGTGCCCCGCTTGATTACATCGGTCACTTGCCCTTCCTCATCCTTAAGCCACTCTTCCCATTGAGAGACAGCGATCGCTAGTCCTTGCCACTTGGTAACATCCCGTTCAAACGAACGAACCGTGTTAAATGCGGCATCCATCTTGCTGCTGTCCTTCCATTGAGTTAGAGCTAGGTACTTCAGGAAGCCAGTATCTACATCATTGGGGCTTGCAGTGAGGATGACACCACTTTTGCGGTACTTAGCGATGATTTGTCCCATCATGCGATCGCAGAGGGCTTTACGCTCATCCTCGGTCATATAGCCCGTGTCTGCCCCGCTATCTAACAAGTCTTCTAGCTCATTAATCCTTTGTTCACTCACTAACCATCTAGGTCTTTTGCGCTTGTTATCACGCCCCACGCTCGCGTCTGGTTCTTTACCAGAATTCAATTCTTGGTTAGATGCATCAATCTCTTTGTCAGCAAAGGGACAAGTATTATCTATCTCCGGCTCCGAGATTACTTCCACGACTACCTCAGCCGCATGTGTATGTGACGGCTTTTGCTCTATACATAATTGATCTAATTCTTTATTTAGATCTTGTATATAGTGCAACGGTCGTTTGACCGCTGGCTTTTGGCAACCCAACGGTTGTTTGACCGCTGGGTCAACGGTCGTTTGACCGCTGGGTCGTGACCCCCCAACGGTCGTTTGACCGCTGGGTTTTGATGGGTTTAGGTATGGCTCATTTAGGATATTTAGGTCAGCCTGCAAGATTGTCACCATCAATCTGTATTCAAGAGTTTTGCGGTGCTTAATTGGCTGTCGTGTTTGGATGTAGCCTTTATCCTCTAAGGCTTTGAGGCGCTTTCTGATGTGCTTATCGGTAGCAACGCCCAATAGCGCCGCCTCAAACTCCTTGACTGTTATTTCTCCAAGCCAAGGATTCTCTATGTCGGGGTTGCGGAGGAACACCCCATTAGCACGGTGCTCAAACTCATTGAGCAATGCAGCTGCAACGCAATCACGACTCATTAGCTCAAAGTAGTCGCGGCGGATAATGGCGATCGCTTGCTTGGGTCGATGAGTAATGCAAGTCTCTCTACTCACGTGATATACTCCTAGGTAATTAAGTTAATGAGCTTTCTCTTTTTGAAGCGCCGCCCCCAAGTGACAAGAAGGGCGGCGCTTTTTCAATGGTACTGTATTTGCCTAGATCTCTGGATAGCCAATAAATAGATGCTTTCCTGGCAGTCATATGTGATATACTCCCTTTACTTACTTAACTTTTGTGTGCGGTTTTCCGGTTTTGGGGACTTTGCATGAGACATAGCCCCTCTAAGGACAATAGAGGGGCTATTTTGTTGGGTCAATCCCTTACTGTTACTTAGCTATAGCGATCGCTCTTGATGTGATAGTATCGAATTGAATCTCATTAGTTGTGTTTGACGCGTCCTTCATTGGTTCGAGGCGCGTTTTTTATTGACTTAAATTTGATTTCTGTTTTTATGCAGCTTAAATTTCTGAGGCGATCGCTCAAGAAGACGATTACCGCCCCAACGGCCTTATTAAATTTACGCATCTAGCATCTCGCTAGTATTGCTTATCTGATTAATTGCTCCTAAGATGGCTTCGCTTCCCGTAGGGCTAACGTCTAAGTCCTAGCATCTCGCTAGCATTTCTCTAGGCTATTTCGTTTTTCTCTTTTTGTCAATACCTAATTAGCGATAGAGGGCGATTGTGCAAATACTGAGACTTTGCCTGTCTAATATTGGATTTGAGTGATAAATCATCTTTGTATCACTTGACCTTAACTAAAAAGGGTGTTAGATTGAATCTTGTAGGCCACTAACAGAGATTCGCGATGTCTAGATCAGCTGAGTTGATTGCGCATTTATTTACCGAAATTACCGAGGATTTGTTTTATGAGATGTCTGAATCCAGGCGGCGTACTCTTTATAACGGGATAACCACGGAAAGCTTCTGTGGTCACAGAATACAAGGCGATCGCGAAATCTACTTTGTTTATCTTCGCTTGTTTGACAAGTATTATCAAACCGTTGCGACGCGGGATACAACGCATAGCCAAATTGTTGGCAGGGTAATAGAAATCTATCGAGATTAAGCTTGCAGTGCAGAATCATGTGAGCATGTAGATTCTTTGGCTCACTAAGTATATAGTTGCGCTTAGCCCAAACCCCTTGTCTAATATTAGACAAGGGGTTTTGAAGTGATCGCCCTACCTAAGTCGATTCAATGGTATTAGAATTGATATTTTAGCAAGTGCTAGATACGCTGTAAAAAGCCGGGTTGTAATAGATAGCAAAAGTAAATGACTAGATTTGATGGTTTTATTTGGTTACATAAAGATTCACGGTATGTTGGGTACAGCAAGATATGGCACGATGGATGGTGTCATAGTATTGGATTTTATTTTTTTGCGATTGGATGGAGTAGCGATCGCTGACAGCGTAAGGCAAGTGTCAAGAGAAGGGTACTAAGTCTTTTTGTTTGACGCCAGAATTAAGGTTTAGATTGATTATTCTCTAGATTAATCGTTTCAATATTCTCGGATGTTATGTGCTCCGTCTTGGCATAATTTTCTTGCTTGGCAAGCCCTCCGCCAATTCCGATCAGTGTTAGACCTATGTTGGTTCCCCCCTGGCGATCGCCTATTGCGTTTCCTAGTAACCATGCTGTTAACCCCAACACAATAATGATGATTGGAGCAATTAAATTATTGCCTTGTTTGGTGTGCATTTTGCTGTATAAGGTGTTAGTTTAGTAAAGGTGAGGCAGGATAGCGCCGCCTCACGGTTCTGCACAATAAGGACATCTTTCAATGCTACACCATGTATTCAGTGAATTACGCAAGAATTCTTTGGAGCAGATTGATGAGCTAGATACTCATATCCGAAGCCTAGAGAGTAAACGTAAAGAAATTAGTGAAAATATTGCAATGATTGAACAAACCCGTTCTGAGTGCCTTGATCGGCAACTACAACTGGAAAGAGCGATCGCCTCCCTTGAAGCAAACATTGACTCACTTGTTGATGTCGTATATGAAATTCAAAAGTTTAAGGGCTTTTACCTTGAAGCCCCTAATTTTGAAATTCCGTTGAAAAAACTCGTGTATGCTGCGCTTACGTGGGCGGACACAAAAGAAGAGTTTTTTGCGGTGCTGTCACCGTGCGATGAGGAATCATAAACGATTGGTAGTCTAATATTAGACTTTCATTGACAGAGTCTAGGTAGGGTGTTAGATTAAGTAAAGGTAGCAGGGGAGGTAAAGCCCCGTTACGTACAACCGATCGAATAGAAGCAAAAAGACAGGCAAAAGCTCAGTAGTTTCAATCTGTGTGTCGCTAGGGTGCTCTACTACTCTTCTGTAAGACAAATCATAGAGGCATATCATGCAATTTCCTTCTACTCCAAACTTAACCGCTGCACTTGCGATCGCTAAGCTATCGTTTGAGCCAATTATCGCTGACAGCAGTGCGGACTACTCGACCAAAGCTGGTGGTCGGATTCGTTACGACTGGGCTGAGTTGGATGACATCATCCCTGCTATAACACCTGCTTTATCTAGCAACGGGTTGACAATGGTCAGCCAAAATATCTATGTGGGTGATCCTTCCTTGGTCGGTGGTTCGGGTCGGTTATACCTGGTTACTCGTTTACTGCATATATCGGGTGAAAGCATTGAATCTTACTATCCTTTACCCCTGCCGGGGGATGATCCCAAGTCGTTTGGGATTGCTTCAAAGTATGGACGTAGGTACAACACGTTAGCGCTTCTAGAGTTGAGTATCTTGGATGATGAGGAGTCGAAAAAGCATCGTCGGCAAAAAATTGTAGGTGAAATTCAAAAAGATTTAACAGCGCGACAATCAGGGCGATCTGGCAGTGCAAGTAAGCAAAAAGTGCAGTCATCTGCTTCATCCGAATTACTCCTACCTGCATTGGCAGATACATCAAAGAAAACTCAAGAGAAAGTCGCGCCAATGCCTCAACAGGAAGCCAAGCCAGCACCCCAGTATCTACATCCCAAGCAAAATGCGGATATCAGGAAGTTACGCGATCGCCTTGGCATTAGTTCAGATTTCGTTCTAGCTAAGACCAATCATGTCCATCCAGGTAATCTTACTATCGAAGATTATCAGACATTGGCAAAAGACATTGCCGTGCATTGGGCGATCGCCTCTAGGAAGTTCAGTGATCGCGATGTTGCCCTAAATGATCTAGGCGGGGCGTTACTTACTTTGCATGATTCGCAAAGGATGCCATTTATTGATGCCGTGCATGGCTGGATTGATTCCCTTGAGGATGATTCCCCTGGCACAGCAGAAGATCTGCACAAGGTTGAAGGAGATCGGCTAGCACAAGCCATCGAGGATCGAGGTGCTCCAATAATTTAGATCAGCTTTTCTCAGCCCCAGGATTTCCGCGAATAAATTTGACACCCTTCTAAAAAGGGTGTTAAATTTAAGGAGTGAGGCAAAGTCTAATATTAGACAAAGCCAATCAGCCAATACCACTAGATAAACCCAGGAATTAAAAGCTATGCCTGCAAAATCCAAGTCAGAACAAGTTAATGACAAGCCTGCAAAAGCAAAACAATCTACAAAAGTCAAGGCAGCTGACAAAAGCATTGCCTCTAACGAAGAGATGGCGATTCCGGTAGAAGGACTTCAGTCACTCGTGCCTGAGCAAGAAATGCCTGATTCAGAAATAGTTACCAACCTTTCTAATGCACTTGAGGCGTTTGATGTGCTACCAGAGGCAGAGCAACAAAAAGAAATAGACAGAGCAAGGAGCGAGAGCAAGTCTGGCAATACGGATGAGGATCGGGTCGTTGAGTTGCCAATCGGCGATTATAAGGTAATCATTACAGGGAATTTGAGTGAAGCGATCGCCAAAGTCACTCGTGAAGATGATTTGATTTTTGAACAGACATACAATGAGGTTGAGCTACCTCCTGTGGTAGGCAATACGAAGCGACTTAATGCTCTTGAGGCGGCTCATTTAAATGCGATCGCTGCCTATCACGAAACAGTATCAACAGCGGATGGGCTTGTCGATATTGATGCACTAATTGAGCATCCCTACAACTCCCTAGTCTATGGTGAGAACGAGCCTGTCGATGATTTGGTTAATGTTTTGCGTGAAAATGACGGTCAAGTATTTCGTGTTGAAATTAACTCAAAAGGGCAGCTACTTGCCGGTAATCGCCGCATCAAAGCAGCGCGACGTGTCAATCAAGAATTGATTGAGCAAGGAAAACCGCCAAAATTTGAATTCATTCCGTGTGAAGTAGTCAACTTTGCCTCACCCGAGGCTGAATTCAAGCACATGATCTTACATAATAAGGTCAGGACAAAAACTAAAAAGCAACTAGACGCCGAAATCAAAAATTTAATTGCTTTGTCCACATGTCCATCAATCCCAGTTGACGCGAAGCTTACGTCATCGGAGATGATTGATCGCTTGCGTCAAGCACTGGGGCGTCAAGACGGCAAGGTAGTTTCTCGCGAAACGGCTTTTAAGGTTAAGCGAGTGCATGATGCGACTGATGCATATGAGAACGAAAGCCTTAAGAATGATATTCGCTCATACGCTAATGAAGTTCCTGCAAAAGCAGCAGAGTTGGTTAAGCTAGAACCGCCCAAGGTAATTGATATTCCCAAAGAAGCCTATCAGGCAAAGGTGCTTGAACGAGTTCGAGCTAATCCAGCTGAATCTGTCAAGCGCGCTTCAGAGGCGATCGCCTCGGAAATTATCAGTGATAAACTAGCTTCTACTACGGTGTCCGATGGCGATACAGCTGCGACATTAGCGCAGTTAATTCAGGCAGCAAAAGACGCAAAGGATATTCCTGCCGATAACCGAAAAACGCCACAGGAGTATGCCGCGTTAGCGCTCGATTGCATGGGTGTAATCGATCTTGATTCATTTGCGATGCTTACCGATCCGGGCTATATTCCAGCAAGGAATCGGTATACTATCTTAGATAATGCTTTTTCACAAGAACATCGCGGGAATGTGTTCGCCAATCCGCCTTATTCTAAATCAAGCGAAGCGATCGCCTTGCTTGATGGGCAAATATGCGCAGGAAATATTAAGAAGTTGTTTTTGATACTTCCTGTGTCGGTTCAGTCAGGGAAAGCTTACCAGAAACTTTTGAAGGATCACAATCCTGTCATTCTGAAGCCCAATAAAAGGCTGTCATTTGAGCCGGGAGAGCTACTTTTAGCCGAAAATCCCAGCGCAAAAGGAGACGGAAACAGAGAGCCATCAGTTATTGTGTTTTGGAGTGCTAACTCGGATGACTATCAGACCTTCCATGACGTAGCTTATTCGCTAGGTTGGGTAGGGCGGGCTTTCTCCCTCTTCAACCCCTTCCAGTTACCAGCAGTCCTCAATAAGATTGCTTGGCACGAGGGGGACGATCGCAGTAAGTTTTCTGCCACTGTTTTTGGGGTTGCAGCTCAAGTACTGGCTGAAGAAGGCGGAGGATTTAGCATCAAGCTAAATAATCACCATGACAAAACCCTGATACTTCCAAATGAACAAGCCGCAAAGCGACTAGCAATCATAGGCGCGATCGCCTTACTAGATCCCGGCTCTACTTTCTAGGCTTCTGCTCTTTTCATGAATAATTAGCCAGTCTAATATTAGACTGGCTAATTTGGTTTTAGGGTGTTACACTGATATGTGTACAGATTCAATTTAAGTGTAAGCATGGTACGCGACAGCAGTGTTTCACGCGATCGGCGCAATTTCTGGAATTCGATTGGCAAGCCAGTCGATCCCACCAATCCATTGGCATCGATAGATTTGGACTGGGAACCTTTGTCAATCCCTCTTGCTTATGAGATTGACGGAGTACGACGAATGAGCCAGCAATTCCGTATTTTGGTTAATAGCAAAACAGGTGTTGACATTGCCCCCTGCTCTGATAACTGGACGCCATTAGGTAACCGAGAATTTTACAATACTGCGATGCGATCGCTTGCTGAACTAGGTTCTTCCGTTGCGCGGGGTGGTTATTTGCATGGATCAAAATCAAGCTTGCGACTGGGCGATCGCTGTGTGTTTCTGGTTTCAGATGAGATTCCTGAGCTAGGATTTTCGCTGTTCAACGATGATGTAGATGAAGCCCATAGTTCAAGGATTGTCTTTTATAATCATCACGCCCCTGGTTCGGGCATGGGGATGAAGATTATAGTTGTGCGAAAAATATGTACCAATGGAATGGTGCGTACTGGGATTAAAAATGGGCTGAATCTAGCTCACACTAGCAAGGGTGTTGAGGCGTATCGCGCGGCGGATAAGCAGCTTCAGCAGTATAAGGAAATGATCTCCATTGAACGACAAAAGCTAGAGGCATTGGCGCGAGTGAAAGTTAGTAAAGCGGATGCCCTGACTCATTTTGTTGATTTTGTTGGAGACAAGAAAAAGGCACTGACTGAGCAACCTGTTTCTGTGCGCACAATGCAGTCTATATACAATGGTGAAGCTGCCCATGTGATGGAAGATCTGGGGATTGATTTATCCTTGAACGATTACACCAATGGCACTGCTTATGGGGTTATCCAATCGGTAACTGCGTACTACAGCCATTTTCGAGGAGGCTACACAAGCGCGGAAAGCGCGATTAAAAGCCGTGTCTTTACGGATGCCGCCTCAGCTGTTGACTCAGCGTTAAATAGTCTTGCCAGGGCATACCTACCCAAGCAAAAACAGAAGGGAGCGGTTATCCACCAGTCTGTGGGCTTTTAAGGTTGTGACTCAAGTCTTATATTAGACAAGGAATGGCTGTCACCATTATTCTCCTTTCATCCTCTCGTGATCTATGCTAGACAAAGATGCGAGAGGATTTTTGTTGTGAAAACTAAGAAATACACACAAGATTATGACGCGATCGCGTACCGGGCGATCGCTCTTGGAGGTACAGATAAGGCTGCATGGGAATCACTAGGAGTTATAGAAAAAACATTCTACAACTGGATGGGCAAGCATACTAGTTTTCGGGTAGCGGTTGAGGCGGCGAGAGAATTTCATCAGGCTTGCGCTCCGGATGCGCTAAGACTAGCTCTGCTGAGTCATATTGTAGAAACACTCAAGAATAAAGGAGAAGTAATCACAACTCAAA